AACGCCGAGCAGAGGCAACCGACAACGAGGTGAAGCGAATGCTGTCCCTCGCTATCACCGACACACAGACCGCACAGATGTGGGCTGTCAAAGCAATCACCTGGAAATTTTAAGGAGTAACACCATGGCAACAACAACTCGTATCTATCTCGTCACCACCGCAGCCGGAACAGCCCGTCTGGTGAAGGCAGCAGTCCCATCGCAAGCCATCACACATGTGGCCAAGCAAGTCTACTCAGCTCGCATTGCATCGCAAGATGATCTGGTTGAGGCGCTGAGCAATGGCACCAAAGTCGAGACGTACGGCGAAACAGCTCAAGGCGAGCTGGACGTCGAGTAAGGAAAATAAGTGAAGCACTTTATCTTGCTGATTGTGCTTGCACTGCTGGCCTATTTTGGCTGGCAGTACACGCCGAACCGCACGAAATTCTTCATCAAGGATTTCCTGGTTCGTCATGCACTCAAGGTCATTGCGATCTGGGTCGGCCTTTGGGCGGGTCTCTTCTTCGCAGTTCACAATGGTTCAATCAACATTCTCTGAGATACACATGAAAAAAATTATGACAATCATCGCAGTTGCCGCTCTGTCGGCCTGCACGCAAATCGACACCGGAAACATCGGCGTTGAGTCCACCATGGGACAGGTCAAAAAAGAGACCATGCCGCCCGGCGTGTACATGACTGTGTTCAAGCGAGTCACTGAGGTCACGGCCAAGGAACTGCTGCTGAAGATGGACGACATGAAGCCTCAGACCAAGGACAAGATCACGCTGGCCGACTTGGACGTGGACATCTACTACCAAATCGACCCGGCCAAAGCCTCGGACATCATGACCCGCTGGCCCGGCGACATGGCCGAGATGAAGGGTGAAGACGGTGTGCGCGTTGGCAACAACTACGTGACCCGCCAAGCCCGTGAGGCCATCTACAACGCCATCGCCAAGTACGGCAGCGACACCGTCCACACTGAGCGTGTGTCGATCGCCGCTGAGGTGGTGAAAAACCTGCAGTCCGACCTTGATGAGTCCGCTGGCAAAGGGTGGTTCTTTGTACGCTCGGCCAACGTGCGCAACTTGGTGACAGACCCTGCGCTGGAAGCATCTATCAAGGAGGCTGCAAACCGTAACTTCCAGATCGCCGCCAAGCAAAAGGAAGTCGAATTTGCCAAGGCCGAAGCTGACCGCAAGCGTGTTGAGGCTCAGGGCGATGCCGACGCCATCCGTCTGCGTGCTGCAGCGATCACTTCTCAAGGTGGACGCGAGTACGTTGAGCTAAAAGCCATCGAGAAGTGGGATGGAAAACTTCCAAGCACCATGCCAGGCCAAGTCACCCCGTTCGTCCACATCAAATAAGGAGTACCCCATGGGCTGGATCATTGGCTTAACCTGCATCGCCGCATGGTTCAATCACATCTTTACTTGCTTCAGTGAGGGCCTGTGGGGCTTCCTGTTGGCCGGCGCAGTAATGTTCCCGATCGGGATCATTCACGGCATGTGGTTGTGGTTTCATTGAGGAATAAAAATGTTCATTTCAAAAGCGGAAAAATATCAGATTCAACTTGAAATCATTGGACTGAAAACAAAAATTCGCACACTTGAAAACTCTCTTTCGTATGTTGTTGCGCAACTGGCCTGCACACCACCAAAAGAAAAAAAGAGCAAGAACCGGGTGTGGAACGAAGAAAGCAAATTGGCAGCATCTGAGCGCATGAAAAAATACTGGGCAGACAGGAAAGCAAAAGGAGAATGACATGAAAGTAAAAGAGTTTTTTAACGAGTTCGACATCAACCCAATCAGCGCCAACCCGCTGCATGGGCCGATCACACCAGAGCTGATCGAATTCATTCGAGAGCGCAACGAAGAAAAGCGCCTCGCATCCATTGAGTTTCTTGGAGACAAGTGGCTCTTACATCCCGATAACAAAGCACAACGCAAGGAAGCGCCATGAAAGAAATCTCAGCAGCACTCGTCAAAGCTCAGAAGGCTTTTGGCCCGGCTTTGAAGACCAGCACCAACCCAGCCTTTCGCTCGAAATATGCAAAGCTGGAGAATTGCATTGATGCCGTCATTGATGCACTGAACGACAACGGCATCATGCTCATGCAGCCAACACACCTCTGCGAAGACGGCGTGATTGTTGAGACGCTGTTCATCCATGAGTCCGGAGAAACAATGAGCGGCGGAAAGCTGCATGTACCAGCAGCCAAGCACGATCCGCAGGGCTACGGCAGCGCACTGACTTACGCCAGGCGGTACGCTTTGCAAGCGGCTTGCGGCATTGCGCCAGAGGATGACGATGGCAATAGCGCAACCAATGCTGTACAGCAAAAGCAAGCGGCACCAAAGCCTACTTCTGCACCAGCAGCAAAGCCCGCAGCAGCCCCAACCAAGGTTGAAGGCAAAGACACCGAGTGGCAGCTCAAGGTTGTGGCAAAGCCAGACGGCGATCACGGAGAGTGGTCACAACTGGTCATCGACGCAACGATGCTTCAGCTTGAGCAGGTCAAGACCGAGGCTGAGGTGATGTCCGTCTTTAAGACCAACCGCAACATCTATGACGAAGTGAAAAGCGGCTCTCCCGCCGCATACGACGTCCTGATGGATGAATTTAAACAGGCACGAGCCAAACATAAGGAAGCAGCATGAACAGCATCAGCATCTCGGGTTCTCTAGGAAAAGACTCAGAACTCAAACAAATGACCAGCGGAGACTACATCTGCAACTTCTCCATTGCAGACTCTATGGGTCGCGACAAGGGTACGATTTGGTGGAACTGCACTCTGTTTGGCAAGCGTGCCGAGAGCCTATCTCAGTACCTCACGAAGGGCCAAGCAGTCACCGTCATCGGTACCGTCACAGAACGCGAATGGACCTCAAAGGACGGGGACAAGCGCAAGTCCATGGATGTGCGCGTGAACGACATCGCGCTGCAAGGCGGACGCAAGGATGCAGAGCCACAGCAACGTCAGGCACCAAAGCCAGATCCAGTTGAAATGGATGACTCAGATTTGCCATTTTGATCATGAGCATCAAGACACTTCAATTTGAAGCGGTCAAGATCGCCATGAAGCAGGATAAGACGGGTCATATTTTGACCCTGAATATCCATCCAGATGAACTGCCCGTTGACCTCATGAGGGATTATGTGGGCGCCAGGTATCAGGTAGTCATGGTGAGATTGAACGACGAAAACAGACCAATGAGCAGGGATGCGGAATACAGCCGCGATCCTGTTCGTACCGCAGGCATGCTGTGCCGCGATAAACAATTTGCGCAGTACCTCTTTGACAAAGAAGAAATCTTTGAAAAGAAAGAGGCCGACGTAATCGAATGGCTCAAGGGTGAACTCGACATTGAGTCGCGTACAGAGCTGAAAGAAGATCAACAAAAGGCCAAGAAATTCTGGGCCGTATACGAGGAGTACCAGCAATGGAACCCAAGCGCTTGATTCCCTATTCCGTGCACCTGCCGGAAGACATCTACAAGAAGCTCAAGGCAGCGGCAGGCGAGCGCAAAGCATCAGCCTTAGTGCGTGATGCCATCACCATCATCGTCGAGGGCACAGATGAATTCACTGGTGGCTACAACAAGGCCATCCGCGATGCCACAGCCCTGATCAACGACAACCAATGGTGCTCTTCAATCAGCATCCAAAACGTCACGATCGCAGACTATTTGGCATCGGAACTTGATGGCTTGATCATTCAACCAAAGGGGAAGAGCAATGGCCGCACGAAAAAAGGCTGAGGGCCTGGCTGCAATTGTGGCCAAGCAAGATCCTGTATCCATTCAGGATCTGACCATGCAGGACTTCTTTGCGGCGTTCGCGCTACAGGGCCTGCTGGCCTACTACGGCGACAGAGGGGTCATTGAAAGTGACGATGGAATCACCAGCGTGCACGCCGCGGCTTTTGATCATGCGGATGAAATGCTTCAGCGGAGGATGGTATGAGCTTGGCCTTCAATGACTGGAGCACGCATTTGATGCAGGCCGAGATTCAACTCAAGGCCATGGAGCACAAGCTCTTGCATAAGGACTATCAAGGCATCTCAGTCCATGCTCAAGCTGTGCACGAAAATGTGGACAGAGCAATGTCTTGGGTTGCCCTGCGAGGTTCAGATGGCGCCGTGGACATTCTGGAGGTTCTTGATTTCGTCATGAGCAACGGAATACACAGCAAATTCCATCCAATCTTGTTGGCCGCAAAGACCGAGATCGAAAGGCTTCGGTCGGAGCGACAGTTTTGGCTGAAGTCCGGATTTGACATCGGCAAGTCAGATGCAGTCAAAAAATAAGAAGGCACCCACCGCATTAGAGCGGGAGCACATCACGCGGATCAAGGAGATGGACTGCGTGGTGTGCGGTGGATCAGGCCCAAGCGAATGCCACGAGATCGACCAAGGTCAGTGGTTCACATCCATGCCACTTTGCGCCGATTGCCATCGTGGAAGCCTCAACGGAATCCATGGACAAAAGCGCATGTGGGCCATCCACAAGCTGGATGAGCTTTCTGCGCTAAACAAAACTATTGGAATCTTGTTTAGCGAGAAATGAATACCATGATGTGATCAGAACTTCCACTGTGGAAGTTCTTTTCCGTCAGAGTTGAGCCTGCTTTCGCATTTCACCGAGGTCGATCGACTTCAGCATATCCTTCTCAACCTGACGCAGCTCCTTGATCGCGGAAGTCTTTTCGCTTGCCGAGTACAGGTCGCTTGGTGCGTTGGTGATCTGGGTAATTGCGCGGCGAATCTTCGACAGTTGCATGCCAATTTTCTCCGTGCCCTTGGCCAAGCCGAGTCGAGCGATGTTCTTTTCATCCGACAGGAATTGCTCCAGCTCTTGCGGGCTGCGCATCTTGATGTCGTTGTAAGTGTTCTTGGTCTTCTCGACCTCGTCGCGCAAAGCGAAGAAGTCATTCTTCAGTGCGTTCTCGCTTGCCTTAGTGACGAAGCCGCTTGTGCCCGGCAGCGCAGCCATGGCGTCACGCAAAGACAGCTCTGGGCGTGGTACGTCAGGATCACTGTTCAGCATGAAGTTTGTGCCGTACAGGAACAGGCCGCCAGCCGAGCCAAACATGCCTCGGATCACATGGTCTGCAGCGATTGGCGAAACACCGAACTGGCCAAGCATCTTCGAGAACTCGGAGGTGTTGTCGTTGAACTGGCGCTCGGCTTCTTTCTGCTTCTCGAACTGGCCAATCAGCGGACGACCCTGGAAGAAGTCGTAGTTGATGGCCACCTCAAACGCAGGCTTGATCGCTTGCGGAATCGGCTGAGGGCTCAGCACAGCATTGGCCATGCCGTCGGCAACCGACTTGCGGAACTTGGCGCCGTCAGACAGGCCGTCATCCGTGATCATGTGGTACAGGTGCTCTGTGATCACCTTTGGGAACAAGAACAAGTCTGGTCGCAAAGGAATACGCATGCCGCCTGTGCCGGGGATGTTCAGGGTGCGATCGCGCACTGCTGTCGGAGTCTTCTCGTACTCGTCATCGCCAGCGTTCATCATCGTGTAGAACAGCGCCAAGGCCATAACCGCACCAGACGTAGCAGCCAGAGTCTTCATGGCCTCCGAGCGCTTTTGCGGAGAGATGCCAACGCCAGTGATGGTCTTGTACGCTGTGCGCTGCACGGACATGTAGGCGTAGAAGAACGGCACAACCTGACCCATGAGGTTGATCATCTTGCTGGTGCCACGGCGACGGAAGTTGATGATGTCGAACGACTTCTCAAGCGCTTCAGCTTTCGACAAACCCTGCGCAACGGATGCGTCGTACACGGCCTGACGGACAGAGTTGTCAGCAGCCATGGCGATGTGGCTCAAGCCCTCCTTGATCCTTCCACCCAGGCCTTTTTCAGCTTTCAGGCCGGCGGCAATCTCGATGTCCTTGCGAGCCACAGCAGCAGAGAAATCTCGCACGCCGGTTGCGCCATAGGACTTCAGCAGGTTGTGCGTCGCGCTGCTCTTGTTCAAGGTCTTGATGAATTCCTTGACGGCCATGACTGGAATGCGCAATGCGTACTGCGGCTTCAAGCCAGAGCTGAACATGGCGGAGATCGCATCCTGCGGAACCTGGGCCACCGAGAACAGCGGATAAAGAACCACAGATTCACGCAGCAGGTTGGAGAACCAAGTGAAGAACTTCAGGCTTGGAATTGTCACGTTGCTGATGGACGAGAACGCATCGACGTACAACGGGTCGGCCATTTTGTAAATTTCTTGCTTTCCATTTCTGAACACGCGAATAGTGTTCTGCTTGGAATCCATCTTTCCGACCTTCTCAGCCATCTTTCCATCACCGACTTGCAGCTTTGTTCCGATGTCAACCATCTGCAACGCTTTGTGGTTGCGCACAGATCGGTTGATGGCGTACTGGGTCCAGCGCACCATGTTGTCGAACACGTCGTTCACTGGCGAGCCGGAGCCCTTCAGGCGGTATTCCTGCGCCTTTACTTCAAGACCTTTGACAAACTCTTGCGGGCCACCACCCTCTTCAAGCTGCTCTTCACGATAGAAGGGCACGTAGTCGATGTTGTCCAGCATTTCTTCTGATTGCTTCATGCTCCACAATCCACCATCAACCATGGCTCTTGCTGCGCTGGATCGGATGGCCTGCCATGTGTCGCTGATGTCCTTCAGCTCTGGCATGTTTTCAGCCAGGCTCATGCCAGGCTCGATCATTGCAATCTGACTTGCATCAATCTTGACCTCAGCCTCTTTCAGCTTTTTGATCTCGCTCTTAATGTCGTTCTTGGCGCGCTCCGAAGTGTTCGCCTTTTCGTAATCGTTTTCCTCGATGTATCTCTTGATGTTCGCATTCTCAGAAGCCAGCTCATCTTCCAGTCGTGCGATCTCAGACTCACGGCCGCGCTGCTTGGCCAGCAGTGACTTGAACCGCTTGGCCACGAAGTAGGTGTGAGCAACGCGCTCAGCCTGCTCTTTGGTCAGGCCGTACTTGTTTGCGACCTTATCGATTTTCTTGGCCAGTACGATGAAGTTGTCTTCCTTTTTGACCGACACCCATTTCTTGGCTTCAGGATCATAGGCAATGCCACCGTCGATGATGAACTGGCTGGCCAGTGCATCCGAGTGGACGGCCTGGGATTGGCTGGCTTCCAGCAGCATGCCCATGACTTCTGGGTGCTCGTTCAAATCGGCGATCAGGTTGCGACGAATGTCGTTGTTGAAAGCGGCATCACCAGAGAAGGCGGCAACTTCCATCTTGTCCAAGAACTTGACGATCGCCTTCTTTGCGGATGCAGACGTCAATGCAGGGTCTTCGACTGCGGACTTGGCGGCAGCCTTCAGGCGCTCGATCTGCCCTGGCGCAACTGGTGGCAGCTGCATGCCGGTGGAGCTCATGATGTCAAGCGATTTCTGTCCGATCTCGTTCGGCGTGCGGGCTTCCGTCTTCTTTGATGTAACCTCCCTGAATAGCGTCTGCTGCACAGGCTTCGATGTGGATGTTGCCTTCTTTGCGACGCCCATGCCAAACCCAGCATCCATCATGTTGCCTTCGATCGAGCCAACATCAACATCAAGCAGCGAGTCTGTTGTGCGCACCAGTTTCTCAAAAGCGGATTCGTACGGCTTTCCAAGGCCAAGCACTTTGCGCATCAATTCAACCAGCTTTGTGAGAACGCTCTTCTCTCCGACCTTAATTGTGTCCAGCCAATTCTGAACACCCTTGTCGGTCATGCCCCAGGAAATAAGCTCATCTGGCGTGGCGAGAACGTTGTTTTCTCGGCGGTAGTAATCCATCATTACCGGTGGAAGTGCGCCTTCTTTTGCCTGCTTGTTGAAGGCCGCTATAACCTTGTTGTTAAGCTCCATCAGGTCTTTGTAGAGCTGATCCGTCTCTGGCAGGAATCTTGTTTGCGTCCTCAGAGCGGCATGCAGCAACTCATGAAGAATGGTGTCGTACTGAACGCCCGGCGCATAACCGGATTGATTGTTGATGGATGCAGCCCCGTTAAGGTGCATCTCCATTTTTGAGCCCTTGGTCGAACCCTGACGCTCCCAAGTGAACTCAACAGCGCCAGCTCGCCCGCGCATGCCGCTGGAGCGAGTTGTCCCGGTGTGCAGCTTGAAGTCAAACTCAACACCCTTGCGCTGATATTCACGCAGGCGCGACTGAACTTTTTCTGCAATGGTGCGATAGAAGGCATTGGGCGCACTATCAACAGCCCATTGAGCGACTTGCATGAAGTTCTTGCCAGTCAATTCCCGCTCAATCCTCTGCTCTTCTGGCTCAATTTTCCATCCACCCTTTTCTGTTTTTGCCTCAAGAGTTTCGGTGGCCGGGCCTTCTGGTGGAAGACCTTTTTCTCGAACAATCTGACCCTCTTGTTCGGCTCGCTCCACATCAAAAACTTGAGGCTCACCAAAGCGATCGGTCATTACATCAATGATTCGATCCTGTTCCGCCGTCGGCAAATCAGCGAAGCCATCAACATCTTTTGAATACTGCTTGCGCTTGACTTCACGCTGGCGCTCGATTCGATCGAGTCGAGTTGCAACCTCATCGACAGTCATGCCCTTGGTATCAAGGCCAATAACACCAGCCCGACTCATGACCTCATTTTCGCGCTCGGCCTCATATTCCGATGCGGCTCGCTCATCAGCCATCCCAACAGGGGTCTGCTGCTCTCCACCAAACTCATCCTTAATCATTTGGACGAGCTGATCTACATCCTCTTCTTTTAGAAACCCCTCCTGCACAGCGGCTTCCGCAAGCATATCCAGGCGAGGGCCGGTTGCCCTAACGGAGCCTGGTAGTTGCTGGTTTGCGCGATAGGCGTTCTCTCCAAAAATGTCCTGAACGTCCTTGGTGTTCATGCCCTTCGATGCCAAGAAGCGCTTGAACGGAGTGCGCTGGACATCCTCTTCGGCCGCCACTTCTGGTTGCAGGCGTTGACGAATTTGGTCTTTCAGCGCTTTGGTTTGCTCTGGCGTCAGAGGTTGACTCATGTCTTCATCCAGCAGCGCAAGGAAATCCTTTTGCATTTCTGGAACAACTCCAGCCATGTAGTCGGCTGTCTCTTGCTGAGTCTTCTTTGCCGGAGACATCAAGAAGTTTTCAACCTGAGCAACACGCTGGTCAACGTCCGCACGAGAAACTTCAGCCTTCTTGGTTTCCTCTGCTTTTTTGACTTCAGCTGTTCTGGCTTTTGCTTCTGCGGTTGCTTGCTCTGCTGCACGGCGCTCGCCGATCGCGGACATCAAGTCGGCATTGCGAGACTCCATTCCCCTGAGAATGTTGATGCCTTCAGGCTGGGCGATTGGAGTGGTCTGCTCGATGGTCTTTGTTGGCTGAAATTCCGGAATCTTTGGTGCCTCAACCTTTGGAGCATTCGCCGCATCAAATTCAGCAATGGCTTTGGTGCGCAAAACCTCGTTGAGTGCAGGATCGCTACTGTACTGAGTACCAGCAATCCTTACTCGCTCGGCACGCAATGCTTTTTTGCGTTCGGCTTCAGCGGCCTTTTCTTCCGCTGCAGCGGCGCGCTCTTGTTGCTCTTTGCGAATTCGCGCCTGAGTTAGCAATTCTTGGTTGGCTTGCCCTGCACCGCCCATCATGTTTTCGGCCGAGCGATCCATCGCCGCACGCTGCTTGTTCTGCTGCATTTCAAGCTCAACAGCTTTTTGCTCTGCGAGTTGAGCCTGCATCATTTCTGGCGTTGGAGCAATCTCTGGCTGTGATCGCTCTGCGGTGGTTGTGGTGGTGCGTGCAGCGGCTTCTGGCTGTCGGCCGCTCAAGGCGCCACCAACACCGCCCATGCCAGCAGCGCCAATGGCTGCTTGAGCGGCAGTGATGCCAAGGCCTTCTGTCAACGACTGCTCTGGATTAACCTGACGCATTGCCAAGTTCTGCAGAGCCTTGCCACCGACCTCTTCAAACTGCTCGCCGGGAATCTCTTTGAGGGCACCAGCCCCAATTGCGGCGGCCTTGCCAAGGATGCCTTTTGCGCCAATTTTCTCACCAGCCAAGGCCCGCTCAAATGCCTGTGCGCCGGGCAGCTTTGCAGCCAGCAACGACAAAGCACCACCGCCAACACCTGCGGCGCGAGCCAAGTTGATCGCTTTGTCGGCGGCCTCGGGTTCTGACGCGCCACCCTCTATCAACTTCTTGTAAATATCCTCGTATGCGCCAGCACCGATGTCAGCACCCTGCTGAACCGCACCAACACCCTTGGCTGCAGCAGCACCTCGGGCGACTTGGCTTGCCGTGGCTTTTTGCACAGCACTTGCAACAGCGGCTTCAGCGGCTTCTTTTGCAGCAACAGTGGTGGCGGATTTCGCCGCAACTTGAGCAGCACGAAGCTCGGCAGCAACACCAGGACCGGCACCCGGAATCAGGGCGGCAATGATGGATGGAATTGCCTGCGGAGTTTGCTCTGCGAGGAATGCCGTCAACTGGGCTGGATCAGACAGCATGGCACCAGCTTGAGCTTTGAATGCAGCCCACTGGCCACCAGTCTTCTCGGCCTCTTGAGCCTTTCTAGCCGTCTCGGCCTCTTTTGCCAGCAGCGCTTTGGAGGTGTGCTCTTTAGCCCATTCCTGCATTTCTTGGCCGATGCCTTGAGCGCCAGTCGTGCCGAAATCTTTTTCCTTGATGGCTCCAGTAGCCAGGCCGTACAGCTGGCCAGGCTGTTGAATCAGACTGCCAAGGCCAGATACAAACTTGGCACCAATGTCGGTAGCAGCTTCGCCGTAGGTGCGCTCAGGCTTCTTGCCAAGGGCCTCCTCCAGTGAGAATTCATTGGCAGTTTGTTTTTTTGTACCAAGCGCTTCTTCCAGCGAAAACTCTTTTGCCATTGAAAACTCCTATTAGATGGGCGAAAACCCGGAACCCGTCCATTTTGCCGGACCTTTTGCCGTTTGGTAAATGGTTCCCACCTTTAAAGTGTCTGCGGAGGCATTTGCTGGCAATGGCATGGCGGAAGTTGGAGCTGATTTTGATGATGCAGCTCCAGACAAAGAAAGAATTTGATTATCAATTTCTTCAATTCGAGCCTGCTTTGCCACACGCTCCGATGGCGTGATCCTGTAGTCTTCGAGATCTTTGCTTAGCCCAGCTCTTACAGATTTCAAGCCGGTAATATCATTGCGCTCAGCAGCCGGTCCGACAGACTTAAATGCAGCATACGCATCGGAGAACGATTTGCCCTTGTTCTCTGGTTTTGCAAGCCAGTCATTAACGAACTGAACTTCAGATTTGCGGGCAATGGCGGCAGCAGCACCGGCGGTGCGCTCATGAGACGCACGATCCAAGGCTTTTTGCTCCACCTCAATAGTGGCTTTTGTGACATCCTTAGCCAGATCAGACTGTTTGCCGTACAAGGCCTTAGATGCATCAAGCGCATCCCTCTTGCCCTTGACAACAGTCTTTTGAATGCCGAGTTCAGCTTCACGCAGCTCTTTGTCAGACAATTCGGCGCGATTGAGCTTGAGTTCTTCAATGCGATCTTTTGCCTCGTCCAGCTTGTCTTGAGCCGAGCGGAGCTTGTCAATGCCGGCAGCATACTTTGCAGTACCTTCGCGTGCGCCTTTGCCGATAGCTGTAGCCAATCCGCCCGGAGTGGACATCATGGCCAAGCCGGCCTCAAGGAATGCCAAGCCGGTGTTGGTGTCCTTGGACTTTTCCAGTTCTTTTGCTTTTTCACTCAAGCGGGCTTCTCTGCCAGCAAAGGCATCTTTGAATTTTTCTTGCGAGGCCTTTACGCCAGCCAGGTTTTGCTCTGCCAGTTTTTTCTCTTCATCCGACATTGCGGACTCTTGAGCTGCAAATGGATTTGGCTGCTCAGTCATTCTCTTTTGAGAATCAAGGAAACGATCTTCGATGGATTGCGCAGGGGCCGCAGGCGCACGAGCCACGGATGGGCCGGATTGATATGCAGCCATTTGGCCCGCGGCCGGACGAGCTGCTGCCGCTTGATCCATATTGGCAGCACCTTGCTCGTATGCGCTTCGACGAGTTGCTTCGGCCGGGTTGTATTGCGGCTGAGCCACGGGAGCTACCTCGGCTGGCTGAGAAGAGCCAGAGCCAATCATGTTACTCAAACCGTAACCCGGAGCACTTACAAGTGTTTTCAAAACCTCGCCCGGAATATTTGCAAAAGCACTTCCCATGCGACTCATTTGCTCGCCATATGGCGTCACTCCGCGCTCTGCAGCTTGAGTCTCTCGGGCGGCCTGCTCGGCAGCAGCAGCCTCACGATTCTCTCGGTTCATGCGATCGTATGGAGTTTCATACATCTTGCCACCGCCAGCATAACCAGTGATGCCGCCATCAGCAAAGTTCATTTGTTGGGCGGCGGGCAGTGCGCCGATGCCGTGCTCTTCTGGCATGCTGGGTGCAAGTTGAGCCGTTTGACGCATATCAGAAACAGCTTGGTCAACCACCTTGGGCTGAGGCTGCATAGCTTGCGCCTGTCCGGCTGCACGCATTTCTTTGCGGCGCTTGGACTCAGACACGGCCAGCGACATGATGTAAGGATCATCCTTATGCATCATGGCGTAACGCTGCAGGGCTTGGTCTGGCATCTTGGCCAGAGTAGATGTGATTTGCTCGATGTTTACCATGATCAGCCTTACATTTGCGAGAGTGCCAAGTCAACCAGGCTAGACCGCTTGGTTTCACGCTTGACTTTGGCGTCCGATACTGAGCCGCCTTTGGCGTATGCGGTGGCCAAACCGCCCTCGTTAAAGGGTTTCCAGCCACCCAGCATCGCTGCGCCGGCCAAAGAAGTGCCTGCACCCAACAACTGCGAGCCTGTTGACGCGCCGGGGCTATACATAGATGTGGTTGATCCGTACGGCGTGCCGCGCACGATATTGGACATGAACTCCAACTGCTGGTACGGGTACTTTTGCTTGGCAAGGAAGTCTTCATAACCTTGTGTGAGCCCGGCCTGCGCCTGAGCCTGCTGCTGTGCGCCGGCGGTCTGTTGTGCGCTGAGGATGTCTTTTTGCTGGCCAAACTGGGTCGAACCCAAACCGCCCAACTGCGATGCACCGGACAACGCTGTCTGCAAGCCCTGAAGCCCCAAGCCTGCACCGTACTGTCGCGACTGCTCCCCGAGCTGCTGCTCAGTGTTGAATTGGGTTTGGCCCTGGGTGTAAGCATCCTGCAAGCCACGCGCCTGAATGTCTCCCTTTTGCGTGGCCAAGTTGCGCGCAGCTTCTGCATCAACAATGGCCTGACGGCTGCCGCCAAACGCACCGGACTTTACGGCTTCCGCGCCACGTTGGGTGCCCGCAATATCCGCCTGACGCTGTGCTTCACGTTGTTGAATGTCAACCACGTTCTGCATGTACGGGTCCATATACTGCCCCGCCTGCGCGCCGAACTGCCCGGGCTGGTAAGCACCGTACGACGTGCCGAGTGCACGCTGCGTAGCTTCGCCTGCTGCGCCAATACCTTGACCGATAGCGCTGGAGCCCTGCAGGTTCTGCACGCCTTGGAAGTATTGCTGCTGCATCGGATTGAACTCCGCGATGCGCTGGCCGCCGTACTGCTGGTACGGGTTCTGGTTAATGTCCGTCAGCGCCGTGGCTTTGCCAAGCTGCGTCTTGGCCGCCTCCTCCATCCAAGGGGAGATGCTGTTGGACTGTGTTGATGTTGATCCGCCACCGCTCATAATTTAACTCCTCCAATTCGGTACTTCTCAGAGAAACCGTACCGTGTCCACAGGCGTGCAACAGATTCCCGCACAGCGCCCTCAATACAAGTGGCCCCCATAGAGGCCGCGTAAGTTTTCAACTGCTCAAAGGGCTCTGCTGCAATGATGAGCTTGCCACCAAGTGCTACAACGAAACAGACCCGGTCATTCGGCCGGTTGAAGAACTGCACCAGCGCGGCGCCGGCAATGCCTTCTTCGGTTGTCGCTACCAGAAGCTGCCACTGCCCTGTTGTTGCCATGACCTTGGCTTGCTCGACCGTGTATTCGCCCTTGGAGTATTCCAGCGCAGACGCGATAAAGGCCTCGACTTGAGGCCACGTCTGGTTCACCCACTCAACAGGGACGAATTGCAGTTTCATACAGGTAGGTGCTTCGCTGCGCGACTGTCTACCGCCACGTTGTCTTTGCCAACCGTCTTGCCTCGGGCTTTCTGGATGCGATCCATCATGGCGTAAAGCTGCCGCGCGCCTGCCTCAGTTGAGCCGTTGCCCAGCTCCGAGACAATACGGGCAGGAACCACAAATTCTCCGTCCGCGAGACGTGCGGGGCGTTTGTCGCCAATTGTCGCGGGGATGTCGTCGGACACGCCGTCGCCGGGGCCCCGCAGCAAACGCCCACCATCAGAATAGTCGCCCAAATGGCTCATCCCACCGCCAGCCAAAGCCATCAAACCGCCTTGGGCTGCGCCCACACCGCCTCCGCTCTCGCTACCGTCGCTACTGTCGGACGGGTTGTAGCTGTTGTAGGTGCTTGTGTTGTACATCCCGGCGCCGCCCATGCCTTCGTATCCGGAGCCAAGGCCCGCTAGATTGGGCGCGGCCTCGCCAAAAGCTGCACCAGACATAGGGCCCTGAGTACCGCCTTCAACCTGCATTGGGTTGGCAAAGCCGTAGCCGCTGGCGCCGTAACCGTACGCGTCCACACCCGGCTGCGGAACTGCTTCGCGTCCCGGCAGTAAACCAAACAAGGCGGACTCCCGGCCAAAGCTGGTCTGCGACGGGTCAAAACCGCGTGAAATAGCATCCGCCTCACCCCACCCTTGAGGGTTGAGGTACTTGGCAACAGCCCCCAAACCCGTCATGCCAAGCCCTGCTTGCAGGCCGCGAGCAAGTTTTCCCATGGTGGGGTTGTCCGCATAGTATGCCGCTTTTTCCGCATTGGTCATGCTTGACCACGAGCTGGGGACGCTGTCGCCGCCAGAAGCCGAGCCACTACGGGCGATCAAATTTTCTAGGCCGCCAGCCTTTGGAGCAGCCTCTGCGTCTGCCAATGTGTAGCGCTGTGTCTTGGGGTCGTACTTGTACTTGGGCAGCGCGTTCAGGCCACCGTCAGCCAGCATGGCGATACCGCCCGAAGCGAACATCTGACCGCCGTTAGCCATCAGAGTCTCGTTTGCATTTTGATCGGACATGGCCTGAATCGGGCCAATGCCGGGGTTTTGATATGGTGGGAAGCTCATGCAGGCCTCGCAGAAAAGGGGTTGATCGAGTCTATCACGCGGGCGTGTTTGACACAAATGCCAGCGTAGCCACAACCGACGGGATGGACGGTCGTGCGAACGGAGTAGTCTGGGCCGGGTAGGCTTCCATGTACACCCCTGCATTGCCTACCGCCGCCATCATCTCAACCGTGTCCCCGGCAGACAGCTCCACGTAAAAGTTACAAGCCGCGATCAGGTACCCATCACTGCTTCCGTGCTTGGCTGGTATGTCGAACCGGCTGCCCGTACCCGTAACGTCCACGTTATTCTTGCGCAACCACACCCATGCCGCGTGGATTTGGGTGTCAGTATTGGCAAACTGCACGCTGAACTGGTAGTTGTAGATTCCGCTTTGCGACACGCCGATCCCGTCCGTGCCGTTGTTTGTGCAGCCGTTCAGGAAGTCGTTGGTGTTGAACGTGATCTGCGTGGCCGTATTGGCCGTAAAAGTCTTGTCGGTGTCTCGCTGAATCGCAGCGTAAGGAAGGTCCAACCACTTGCCGCCGCGAGGGGCCAGCACGGAAGACAGCGTGTTATCCAGCTGGTTGAAGTACAAACGCAGCACATCGCTGTGCTGGTTGTGGAAATGCGCATCGTAGTCCTGCGGCGCAACGGGCAGGAACGGTGGCCGAGTCAGATTTAGACGGGCCATAAGTCACCTACGTCCATCAGGACGCAAATCGAGCGAAGGCACGCCAAGCTGCCACTGCACCCCGAGGCCATCGGACGCAATCTTGAACGCCATCTGCCGGCCGCGCACGCGGGTGTACACAATCTCGGTGAACTGCTGCACAACGTAGTTGCGCTGGCCCTGATAGTTCTGTGCACTTGCGACTTCGAGCGTTGGTGCAGCACTGTAGTTGGAGCCGGGGTTCTGCCGTGGGCGCAGCGTAATGGTCACTGCAGGATTGTTCACATAGGAGCCGTCAAACGTCACATCGGGGATCATGCGCCAGACAAAGCCGTAGTTATGACCATCACCGATGTTCATGTCGGCAGACTGTACGTACGACTCGATCGGGCTTGGAGGGTTTGTGGTGCCGTCATCAACGCCGTCTTCGTGGTAGATCAGCTGGCCGTTGTAACCAGCAGCGGCGGGGTAGTCCCGCAGGGGGCTGTCCACCCAAGCAGTTCGCGCCATGTTGCCGTAAGACCAGATTTTTTCCAAGTGGTTGTAAATCACGTAGCGGTCAATGGTCGTGGAGTTGGCCGAGCAGTAGAACCACCAGATTTCGTTGAAGCCTTCGTTGGTGCTGGCAAAGAACTGGTACTGCTGCTGCAGGTTGATGTCGCCGAAGATGTACTGTCGCAGTGGGCAGTACAAAGTCTCCACACGACCGGAGTACATGTAGAACTTGTCCAGCCCCATCCAGTATGTGACGTTTGCCGCCGTGGCGACGGCGTTCGGCCCAGCGATAGAAAGGTTGCTGCCCAGAATCTGGAAACCCCAGACGTAAGGTGGGCCAAGGTACTGCATGGAGTACAGCGCTGCATCGGTCCAGACCAAGATTTCCTGCCGGGTCTGCAGGTTGGCCACAATGGACGAACCCGTGCTCAGGCGGTAGCTACCGGCCTGATTGGTTGCCGCAGGCGCCCACACGCTGTAATTTTCCTGATCCGACCAGCGCACCAGTAGAGGGTCGATGGCCGTCTCGCCGTAGTCGTTGCAGCCAAACGCCAGCACAAAGCGCGAAGCGTCTGACACGGCCACTGCGTTACACACAGACGGGCAGGAGGTGTCCGTGGTGTACGGTGCGGGGCTCGTTGAGCTGAGCAAAACAGCGCGGTCATACACAGTAGGGTTTGCGTTGACCTTCCACAGATACAAGGCGCCGCCACGGGGGTTGATGATAAGGTCTTGCCCGTAGTTGGCCTGACTCCACAAGCGCATTTGGATGCCGACACCAAGTCCCGCCGGGGCCGCAGAACCCCACCCAGTCAATGTGCCATTGGAATCTCCGCCCCAGCCGCCCGCACCCCAGCCAACACCGACCGTGAAAATGTCGCCGCCAACGGAAATCTGATACGAAAATGTCGCCGCACCAGCGGTGCCCGACGACGTGGCAGGCGCGGAAACCGTGATGCTGTAAGTGTTCGACGTCAGGTACGTCATGCGAAACTCAAGATTCAGCGCTGCCGCAGGAATGCCGTTGACCGCACCCGCCACGCCGGAGATCGTCACAAAATCACCCGTCTGGCCGCCGTGCGCCGTATCGTTGACCACTACCGTGGTGGAGCCGTTGATTGTGGTGAAGGCATTTGACCCAACTGTTGCCACTTCACGGAGGGGTGTGATGTCGTGGAAGCTGCCACCGGAGGTCTGCTGAATGTAGTATTTCAGGTTGGTGCCGAGACCCATCAGGTTGAATCCCGCCAGTGTGATCCAGTTCCACAATGAACGGCAAACACCCCAATACGAGCCGGCCGGGGGTTTCAGCGTACTCACCGTAGTACCCGTGTCCAAGTCCCAACCGCCCAGCTTTTCGGGATAGCCCGAGCGAAAACGCACCTTGTCCATCTCGAACCAAGTGCCCTCATTGGCCAGCGATGTTGATTCTCGATTGACGCCGGGGCGAAGCTGAAGTTTTTGCAATGGCACGGTTTACCTCACGCGGTCATGGACGAGGCTACGGTTTGCACTTCCGCCACGCGGCGGCTCCAGCCCTTGCCAAATGTACCCCAATGCGGCAAATCCATCAAGAAGGACAGGCGCCGCTTGGCGTAATCCTCGATCAGATCGGCGGGGTCAAACTTGGCCACAGCAGCCAGCGTCTTGGGGCCAATACCGCCGTCAGGGTCAACGCCTACACACGCCTGCAGCCACTTTGCGGCACGGCCGGGGCCGGAGTTCACAGCCGCGTCAAACACGGCGTAGTCCACACCTGTCGGTAAATCGTCACCCTTGACCTTGTCCCAATACTTAACCTTGTACATGGGGCCCACCAATTCAGGCGTCAGCGCGCGCATCTGCTTCTCGTCCACGGGGTGGCCCACCCACTCCTCCCAGACTTTCTGGGTCACACCAAGGTTGGTGCGCCCGCCCGGGTCAGCGGGGTTGTCCACGTAGCCGCCTTCGTGATGTAGGATGGCCTTGAGGGCGGAGTCGAAATTGGCTTTCATTTCTTGGCCTTCATGTCCGCGAGCTTTTCAATAGTGCGACCGCCAAAGTAAGCGATGAACACGATCTGCCCCCACTGGCCGAGGAGTTGCACGTAGGCGGACTGCGCGTTGTATCCGAATGCGCTCATCATGGTGAACACAAAGTACGCCACGAAAATGGCGATCAGCGCCATGGGGCGGATGTTTTTTGACAGCCAAGAGTCGGAACTCATGTCTGCTTTCCACCGCTCCGTGGTATTGGTCTGCTCAACCTCAAACAGCTTGGTGTCGTTGGCCATTTTTGCCAACTCGCCGTCCTGCGCCATCTTGGCCAGCTCCAGTTGCGCGCGAGCTTTGGCTTCGGGGTCCGGGATCAGCTTGTCGATGAGTTTGCCACCCACGTCTAAAAGTGCAGTCAATGGAAACATGTAGGTCCTTACCCGCCGTTCAGCGGTTGAATTTGTGTTGCGTGTTCGTCGCCAATGGCTGCACCCTTCCAGTTCACAATAACGCTGGTCGGCTTAACGTCCTCTGGCCACTTTTCAAGACTCAAGAACGCCGCCCCTTTTGGTCCGGTGTGCAGGGCGTGCGTGTGCGCGTCGGTTATTTTAGGGCCTATAACGCCAAAGCAGGAGCTTGTTCCGTCTGCGCGTGCGATTGACCGCACGACTGGGGAACGAACGCCGTCAAAACTCGGGTACGCGTCGCCGCCCCACAACAAGATTATGTTCTCAACTCCGGGATGGCTGTGGTCCGGGGAGCCTGAGTCCGGCTTTACCAAATAGACTTCCGCCTGAAAACACCCTTGGCGAAAAAGCACGTAGCTGTAGCTGTTATCCGTGACGTACACACAATCCTCAAATGGAGGGCGCACAGGGTACTCGTTCGCTTTGTACCAAGCCGCAAACTCTTCAAGCGTCCCGGAGATGTTTGGAAAAACAAACTGCATCACGCATCCTTACATGACTGCGTCGGCCAAAGGCTTTTTGAGCGTCACGTCGGCATATCCAGCATACGCGAAACAATCAGGGTTAAACCGGCGAATCAGCGCATCATGTTTTGGACCCGCCGTGAAGCCTTTCCACCGTGCGCCTATGGTTGACATCTCAACACCATCATCCCACTTTTGTGCCGAAAAAAGCGCAAACCCTGCGGTGTCCGCTCGCTCTCGAATACCTTTACCGTGGGTTTGCCCTTCCCGCTGAACGCGGGACTGCAGCACGCTGTGCGTCAATAACCCCCAACCAGAGATTGGAATTTCAATGTTCTCCACCCCCGGATGTGCGTGCACGGGAATAATTGGGTCCGGGTGGATGAAGTACATCTCAAACTGATACCGCCCGTATCGAAACAGACAAGTTGCCGTAGCGTCGTCTGACAGGAATACCTCTGTTGTTTCCGGTAAAAGAATTGGCATGCCCGCAGCCAGATACCACTCAGTAAAATGCACCAAGTCAGAAAACTCAGGCACGTCCTCGGGCAGGATATTACGCATTCTTGGATGTGCTCGCCACCAAAACATCAAAAAGCGCAGCCCCTTGAGGAATCATGTCGGGCGCAATAATATCCCCTGCTGGCTCACGGAGTGCGTGAACGCAGTAGGCCACGGTTTGTTCGGAAGTGGCCGTCAGCGTGTGCTGTGTATTCGCCTCAATATAGACCATACTGGGGGCGGTAAACACAGTCTCTTTGTCACCGATCGTCACCGACATACTGCCTTTTGCAAGCAACGTCATATGGTCGAATGGGTGCGCATGCCCCAGTTCTTGATCTCCTGCTGCCGCAAAAACCATCTGCCGCACAAATACGTTGGCGACGGTTCCGATGTTTACTGTTGGTGCTGTCATGGCAATCCTTTAAGTGTTTGGCCCAAGCCGCGTGACTTCAATACGGCCTGTGGCCTCGGTTGGGAATATGGCACTGGCGCCAGTAGGGCGCCGCAGTTTCGGGCGTTGCGGAAAACCGCCCGGTGAAAACGCAGGCCTTAAGGCGGGGGCTGGTGTAACTGCGAACTGCTGAACCCAAACCCCGCCCACTTCCGCTGGCGGTAACTCAACCGCAACGATGTCTGCAAAAAGCTCCGGAAACACGCCCGCATAAACGGGCTCGTACGTGTCCGGGCACACAAAAACACCACCGATCTCAGGGTGCTCCAGCCGCACATCCCCCTCAAACCTCGGATACTCACCGGTGGCCTTTTTTCTGTATGCGTAAATGCTCATATATTTACCGTCGATGTTGTGAGGGCGGCGGGCGTGGCAGAAACTGGCGAAACTGGTTGCGGGATGTAAATAGTATCGCTGTTTAGCGCAACAGTTGTGTTGGTAACGGATGTTAGTATAGCAATTGCTAAAGAACTAGCCGCGTACGTAAATGTTACACCCCCTGTTGCGTAGGTGCCCGCACCAGAGCCGTCTGTCTGGACCGACAACAACCCCCCCTCGGCTCGGTAGCTGTACCCGTCGTCGTAACCAAGAGTAAAAGCCACTGTCAGCACGCCATCAGCGGCGCCAACAACGCTTATGGCTCCTTGCGGAAAAAAAAGATTTGGGGTGATCGCACCAGAAGTAACGGATGCCGTGAGCCTTCGCTGCCAAACGAGTGTCCCGCTGGAGTTAAATCTAAAAATGTACAGGGATATGTCCGACGCCGCGCACACACAGTACACATCCCCGGCAGATGTCACAAACACCTTGCTTGAGGAATCTGTTATGCCACCTAACTGCCTTGCCCATTGAAAGGCCCCTGCGGAGCTGTAAAACGCAAGACACACCCCGGAGCCTGACCAAGACAACGCCGCAAACGTCCCGCTACCGTTACAGTTCACGGATGCGACAAACCCCGCAACACTAGGGCGGGTTGTTGTTTGAAATAGTTGCGTACCAGAAGAATTGAACTTAACAATCCGCTGGATGAGGCTAGTGTCGCCAATTATTGCGTACAGATTACCCAGCGTATCCGTACACTGCGGAGTAATTGGGCTATCTGTTCTGGTTTTATTCCACCGCATTGTAGTCATAGTCGGGTTCAGCGCGACAAGCACGTACTGCGAAGTGCTGCCGCCTATTGTGGTACCACCCGAAAAATATATGTTCTCAGAAGCATCCACCACAACACCACCCGCTGATGTGTAGTTGGGTATATAGCACTGCGCCACTACTTGCAGCGCGGTGTTTAGCTTTAAAATTCCGGCGCGCTGAACACCGGCAAGATAGTATTGAGTACCGACAAACAGGTTGGACGTTGTGGAGGGTGAGGTAGCAACGCCGTTGCCGTATAAAGCAACACTCCCCGGCGCCTTAAAGGCTGCGCGCAAGCGGATGCCGGAGTTCAAATAGTATTTCGTCAGCGCAAGATCAAGGCTGCTGGTTTCTATGCTCGTCGAGTAAAAAGCGTCTGCCATCTGCGGCTGCGTACTAAAGGCGTAGCCGCTAGAACTAGAGTCTGTCGTAAAGTTTGCGGTAGTGTTGGTCAGCATGATAAACGTCCCGCTTTTGGAGCCCAAAGACGAGACGCTGAAGGCTGTCCCTGATGCGCCGCTATTGCTGCCAAGCGATCGAACACGGGCGTTATCCAACGAAAGTTCTGCTGTGGCGGTATTGCCCAAGTTGGTGTTAACTGTACTGCTTGTGATGTTTGTTGCAGGTATTGCCATACAAAACCCTTACAGTGTGCCGAAGGCGGTGACGTCCCCGGCGACAGTGGCGTTGCCGTCTGGGTCCAGTTTCATTTTGTTGATCCCGTTGTGGCGGAAGTACAGAGCATCGCCAATCTGCAACACAGACCAGTTCGCCGTTGTGAGGCTGCCCGTGGTTCCTTCAATATACGTATTCTGAAATGCGCAGTTTGTGCCGTCAGACCACACTGAGGCTGTCTGGCCTGCAGGAATAACCACACCTGCTCCTGCGGCCGTTGTGTTGCCGAGTACCGTGGAGTTGTACAGCGTGGCTGGGTACGCGCTGGCGTTCTTGATGACGTACGTTTTCTCCGCCGGGGGTGCGTACACGTTGAACGCTGCGCCGGTTGTCGTGGTCAGCGCAATGACCATGTTGCGCGATTGGTCGGCCGCCCCGTTCAGTGCGGTTAGCGCCTGATTGGCGGACGTGATGGATACCGAAGTGTACCCAGCAATGGCGGACTCAATGAGCGTTCCAAGGTTCGTGTTTGTCGTATTACCCCACACCCCGGCTTGATCGCCGGTGGTGATGAGTTCGATTCGCAAAGAGGGGGAGTACGTGCTCATGTTGTGCTGCCTTTAGTCAATTGTGCCACGAGGGCCTCAAGCGCGTCCAGTCTGTCCATGGTCTCAACCAGCGCAGGGAAGGCCAGAACGCCAAGTTTCTCGTAATCCACGGCAAGAGACCCGTCAGGGCGAGTGCGAACCGCCCGGGGGAATACCCGCAGAACATCCTGCGCAATCACCCCGAAGTCCTGCTTCTGGATGAAGTACCCGTCCGCCCCGCCATGGTCCGCGATGTACGCATCGGTCCAATCAAAAAACTTGCCGCCGATCCCACGAACAATGCTGCTGGCATTGGTGATTTCAGTGACGTTCTCCTTGAATTTGATGTCCGAAGAGTAGTACGCCGTGATGTTGTTGGTGGCGCGAATCTCACCTGCGGTTCCAGAAGCGGCGGTGCCCACACCAAACGAGCCAAACTGCACGCTAGACGTTGTGGCGATACTTTGCGGAAGCGACAGTGTGACCGCCCCTGTCGAGGCAGATGCGACAACTTGGCTGGCCGTGCCTGTGATGGAGGTAACGCCGCCCCCACCAGACCCGTTGGACGCCGCTGTAATGCGACCTTGTGCGTCTACGGTTATGTTGGCGGTTGTGTAGCTGCCTGCTGTTACGGCGGTGTTGGCCAACGCAATGGTGCCAGTGGTGGTTATCGTGCCGCCAGAAAGGCCTGTACCAGCCACGATGCTGGTCACTGTGCCTGTCGTGCTTGATGTCCCCGCCCCGATTGCTGTTCGGAATGTTGCAGCATCCAAAGAAGAAACGGTGTTGTCTGCGTTGAACCTTGGGAACGAGATTGCCGCTACGTTGGTGAGCGTAAACAAGCTGGAGCCGAGGGTTGTAGCCCCCAGATTTGTTCGGGCTGCCGTAGCTGTGGCCGCCCCCGTGCCGCCGTTGGCAATGGCCACTGTTCCGGAGACGTTTACTGCGGTAGTGGCGTTCGAGGCTGTGCCCGTCAGGTTGGCCGTAATCGTGCCCGCACTGAAGTTCCCGGAGGCGTCTCGCGCCACGACTTTAGAAGCCGTGTTCGCTGTATCTGCATCGACGGCCAGAGTGCCGGCCGTTGTGATCGTCCCGCCAGTCAGATATGCGCCAGCAGCCACGGATGTTACGGAGCCGTTACCGGTGCCTGCGCCTAAGTTTGCCCGCGCAGTTGCCGCATCAGTTGCGCCTGTACCTCCGTTGGCAATCGCCAGAGTGCCGCTGACGTGTGTCTGAAGGCCTATCTTGCCCCACGCCGGAGCAGTGCCCACGCCGCCAGACAAAAGGGCGTTGCCAGAAGCTACACCCGCGAGCTTGGCCAAAGACGTTGTTGTGCCTGCGTATAACAGGTCCCCAACAGCATAAGTAGCAAACCCAGTGCCACCGTAGCCAGCAGCAACAGTGCCGCCGTTCCAAGTACCAGCAGTGAGAGTACCAACTCCAGTGATGCCAGTATATGCGCCGCTAAGTCGTGCAACCGCGAGCGTGCCCGACGTGATGTTTGCTGCATTGGTAGTATCCGTTGTTGCCGAAGGCGCCAGCCCCGAAACATCTGCGGCTGCAATAGAGCCCCATGCCGGCGCCGCAGAAGCTGCCCCTGTGCCGGTCTGAGTCAGGAATGTCTTGGTTGTGGAAACACTGCCCGCCAGCTTGGCCAAGGTGTTGGTTGCAGACGAGTACAACAGATCGCCCAACGTGTAGGTAGTCAGGCCTGTCCCACCATTTGCTGTGGGGAGTGCCCCTGAGACCGCGCTTGACTGGTTAAGGGGTACCGCGTTCCACTCGACTTGGGTGCCCCCCGCATTCATCATGAGCGATTTGTATCCTGCGCCAGCAGCAAGGCGCCCCCACGTATTGGCCCCCGTGCCGTACAGCAAGTCCCCCGTAGACACAGCAGTTTGACCTGTGCCGCCACTAACAGCGCCGACTGTGCCTGTTAGTGCGATCGTCTGCCCAGTAACGCTGATTGGCGCAGTCCCGGTGTATGTGATTGCGCCACTGAACTGTGTGAACGTAATGGCAGTCGTGCCGAAAGTGATCGTGCCGCTGTTTGTGCAGATATAGGAGTCACCCGCGCCCGTCAAGCCTTCTTGCACATAAAAATAGTCCCCACCACCAAGGCCTGTGTCGCTTTCAGGGATATATGAATTGGTGTCGCTCGACCGCGTCAGCACCCAAGCTACCGCGCCGGAGCCGACAGCAGTGACAACATACACCCCGTTCTGGGCTGCTGCGGTCTGCTGGAACACCAGAACCCGGTCGTTCACCGCAACCGCTACCCCGTCGATGCTCAGCGCAGCGAGCGCGCCTAGATTAGTCAGCGTGGCGCCAACCCCGGCAGCCCCGTTGTTGTAGGTGGCAGTCAGGTTCGCCGTCGAGTTAACCCTTACGGGCTGGTGCACGTGCAACCCCGTCGAGACCGCTTGGTCAACATACGCTTTTGTTGCCGCTTGAAGTGCCAAGGTCGGGTCCGCCGCCAGCAGAACTGTAGACCCGAATGTAGCGGGGCCGGTCACTCCTGCGGCACCCGCGACGGACAGCCCATTGGCCAGCTCTACACTCTGAGTGGTACCTTTGATGCGGATGGCCCGATTCGCTGTGCCTGCGCCGCCTGCAAAGAGGACCACATCGTCGGTGGCGCTGCCAAAGAACATCTCCCCGCCGTCGTTAAACACATACGCCGATCCCGGAGTAAACACGGGGTACGCCGTAGACGTGTAGTTTGAGCTGTTGATGCCCATGTCCACAAACTTGGCTGTGTCATTTGTGGCATCGTTGCGGTACGCTACAAAGTCTGCGGAGGCCTCATTGCCACTGCTGTAGTTCTGCGCGTACAGCTGGGCAAAGCTGTTGATGTTGGCGTACAACTCCCCCAGAGCGGCAGAGAACGTGGTGTACGCAGTGACATTGTTTCCGATCACTGTAATCGGGCCACCATCGACCAGTACATTACCTGCCAGCTCTTCGTAGATTGCTTTCTCTGCGGGGTACGTGACAAAGACGTCTTTGGTGCCCCCAGTAAAGTTAGTCAGAGCCCCTGCGTTGCTGGAGCTGAACACCACGTCACGAGTCAGGGTCCATGTTCCTGCACTGTTGGTTGCGACGCCCTTCCCAATCTCCCACTCGGTGCCTGACTGCTGCGTGATGGCGTAGTAGGTGCTGTTCCCGCTCCCAATCGCACTGAAGTCTTGGTATCCAGCGGCAGCGCTTCCCAGAACAGCGCTGCCGGTCCCGGTGACGCTGGAGGAAACTTTCACCCGGTCTTTTAATACAATGGCCATTTGTGCCTCTTATGACTGTGTTTTAACCGGCGCCCAAGCGGGCGTTTGACCGGTACCGATTGTGCCCCAACCCGGGGTTTGGTGCGTTCCAACTGCGCCCCAAGAAGCCGCTTGAGAATCGTTGATGAGCTTCCACAAGAAGTCTGCCACATCTGAATCCGTGATCGCGGCCGAGTCCGCAACCGAAGCAAGCATCACCGCCAGCGCGCGGGCCGTATCGTGGCCTGTTGCCGCATCCGACACCGCCGCCCCAAACACTGAAGCAGCGACTCGCGCAGCATCCCCGCCCACTGCCGTATTGGATACGCTGGCAAGAAACGATGCCACGGCTGCGGTCGAGGAAGCGCCTACGCCCGCGCTAGAAATGTTTGCCAAAAACGTCGCCACCGCAGTTGCCGCTACAGAACCTGTTGCCGCGCTAGACATGTTGGCGTTAAAAGTGGAGCCCGTGACGCGCGCTGTGCCTGCTGCGGACGCACCTGCAGCAACTTGACCAACAAACGTGGCGAACGCTTGTAGTGCCGAATCAGAGACCGCCGCTGCGCCGGAAAACGCAGCATCGTACGAAACTCCTCCGGAGCCAAGAGCCCCCAACGGGGCCGCAGCAAGTGGCGCGAACCCTAGCATTGGGGGTGCCCTTTATGCGGCGGCAAGGCTGAATGTGTAAGACACGTTCAAGGTGTCGCCGTTGACTACGGTGCGGTCGCCGGGAGCATCGAAATCGGCCGCTGAAAACAGTGTGCCCGAGGTGCCGCTGGCAACAGTACAAATGAACGCGCCCGCAACCACTGCACTGCCGGTGATGGCAAATGACGAAGGGGAGGCGGTGCTGTTGATTACCGACGGTGTTGCCGTCGTAGCCGTGCCAAAAGTCACAGCTTTGCGAGAGCCTGAGTACGCTGTCATTTCAGTCCACCCCGCATGGGACGCCAGCGTATCCGCCGCAGCATACGTAGTGGCAGAAGCCGGACCCATGACCAACCCAATGTAAAACGCAGCGGTGTACGTCGAGCCTTTGAAATACTTCGCGTTCATGTCTTGCAGCCCGGTGTCAACTACGAGGTTGTGCATCGTGCCGGACCACTTCACGTTGCCGTCTTTGTCCAGACACTCAACGTGGTAAACGCCACCACCCTTGGCGTTTTCGCCAAAACCAGTTTTTGCAACAAACCCTGCAGACATCACGTCCCCGGTTTCAGCTTTTTCGTTGAACATGTCAAACCCCTTTAGGAAATACGGATCAGCGCACTTGTCGCTGTGTTGGCAGGCATCTGCACCGTGAATGTTGTGGTGGACGTTTTGTCCGCACCAAAGTCCAGCACCGCAATCGCTTTGTTGCTCTTGCTGGCATTGTAAATGAGGGCGCCGCGTGCTGTGAAAACTGCGGGGTCCCACGAGGGATCGGCGAAGTCTACGTACGCTGTAGTGCCAGAAGTCAGCACCGTCACACCTGTCAGCGTCTTGCCTCCGGCGGTGTACCCCGTGCCCGATGTTTCGCCGGTTGTGGAGTACGTCGTGGTGGCTGCCCCTAAGTCGGCCGTGGCCAAGAACAGCGCCATCTTAATGGTGTCAGTCTCAAGGTCGTGCACGCCCAGCAGGATGTCCTGCTTGAAACTCGTGGTGAGTGTTTGGTCAAACGCCATGTCAAGTCACCCGTTGTTTGTACTGCCCGTCGCGGTACGCGTCTCCGCGCTCCATGCCGTCGCCCAGTCGTTTGGCCAATGCCAATGCCTCGGTGTACTTGGTGTTGTACATCGCAGTCATGTCGGCTTCGCCTTTCATGAATGTGTTTGCCTCAACCAAAGCGCCGTACAGCAGCACGGAGTCGAAGTTGTCGCCCAGCCATGTCTGGCCAGAAGCAGCGGTCGTGATCGACTCGGGGTTGTAGTAGTAGTGCAGCTCAATCCCATACACGGCCGCAGGCGTGGGGCCTAGAAGCAAAGACAGCTCGTTCGTGATGATCGGCGTAGCGTCGTTTGTCGTCGAGGGGCCGAACAAGGCGTAATACTTTGGCAGCCCTGTGCTCGTTGGTGTTGGGTACGCCTGCCGAATGAAGTTGACGTCCTTGTTCAACAGGAACTCATACGCCCCCGCAGGGTCAATGACCGCCAGAGAGTACACCGCCAGAAAGTCGCTCGGCGCTGACAGGTACTTGTTGTTTGCGGTAGTCGAGCCTGTTACGTTTTTGCGCAACGAAGGGAACTGCACCGTGTTGTAGATGCGCTGCTCCGCCTGCTTGACGAACACCGGGATGTTGCCAACGAAGTCTTGGTCAAAGTTCTGCGTGTAATCGCAGATTGCAGCGGTCAACTGGGTGTAGTTCATGTTCGTATCAGGCCATAGGGCCGCGAGCCATTACGCCGCGCTGAGCTGCACCAGTGCCACGGATTTTGATGCCCGAGGTCTTGACGTTGTCCGCGCCTGGGTCACCCACGCTTACGCGAGGAGTGGCTGTATAGTGGGTCATTTTGTTGGCAGCCAGGGTATTGGGGTCTTGCATGACCTTAGCACCTGTTCCGGGCTTGCCGTCCATTGTGTGGGGCTTGGCATAAACGCTGGCTTGGCCAACTTCTTTACCGCCCATTTTTTGACTGAACTTTGCCATATCAAGCACCATTTTTGTAGGTGAACGAAGACTTCTTTTGGTTGGCGACTTTGGCCATACCACGACCAAGCTGCTTCATTTGAGCATTGGTCTTGCCACCCTTGGCCAGTTTTGTGGGCTTTTCGCCGGGGTGCATATTTGATTCGTGCTTGCGCACTGCAGTTTTCGCGTCCATTTGAGACTCCTTGTGCTTAGGTCACACTGACCTGTACTGTACCAACAAAACCCTGCGCCACCAAGTTATTTGGAGTAAGCGCAGCATCAAAAAAGCTCGATCCACCCACGGGTAGCCAGCCCCACTGGATGTCTCGACTGCCGCCGCCATTAAAACCATCCGTGCCAATGCCAGAAGTAACGTACGTAGTATCCTTGCGCGGATTACGCAAAGCCTGCGGGTCATCCACTGGAAAAGTGCCAAGCATCAGTTGCGGGTGGTCTGGATCAAAGCATTCAGAACACACCAGCAGTTCATATTTGCGCTGCTTGATGATTTCAGTCTTAAGCTGCTTCAGCTTGTACTGTTGCCCGCAGCGATCGCACATGGCAATCGCACGCTTGCCAGCGGCAAAACGGTTTCCCATTTAGACACCGCTTCCGATGAACATCTGGCGCGGGACGAATCGAACCGCAGCTTTTTCACGGTCTTCGCTTGAGGCAAGATCCCAGGCCTCATCATATTGAGCCTTGAGAATCTGAAGCCGGTCCAGCGCGCCAGGCACCTTCATGGCCAAGTAATAAGCCAATCCGGCAATCATGGCCGGAATAAAGCGGAATGGCATATCCATTGTGTTCACGCCCTCGCCAGCATTCTGGATGCGGCGCAGACGCCAGTACACCAGCGTGTAGGTTGTGGTGTTGTCTGGCACAGGCCACACGGTAAACCGCGGAGTATTCAAACGCTCAATCCAGATCTGAATTGGGCGAGCTTGCGTCAGCTTGTTGGGAATCGTGGCATACGTGGAAACACTGATGCGCGTAATGGTTAGGTCGGCCTGCGTTGATGCGCTGCCGGCACCGGTCCGGATGACGTGCTCCATCAGGTCCACAGTGTCGGCCGGCAGCTCATACGTGGCCACGCCCGGGGTGAGCACCTGCGTGCCCTGCTCGAACGTCCACATGTTGATGCCGCGGTTTGCCCAGTCAGCAAACAACAGATTCAGCGAACGACGAGCCGTACGCAAATCATAGCCAGTCCGCATCTCGGAACCCACGCGCTCGAACGCCTCCTCGACGATTTCAGTCAAATCGACGTTGAAGTTTGCGACTCCGGATGTGGTCATGATTTACTTCTTTGCTGTTTTTGCCGAGTCAATGAATGCCTGAGCAGTCGGAGCACCTTTTTGCCCCGGTTTGCGCATTTTGGCTCCACGAGCGCGCTTGGCGTTGATGTTGGCGTACAGCCCAACTTTACCGCCCTCGGCATACTCGGTGAAGTCGGTGCTATCCCGGCGTGCCTTGCGGACGCCTTTGGGCATCTTTGACGCCGAGATAGCTCCCATGCCCCTACTTGCGATCATGGCTTACACCATTTTGCCGCGAGTGTGGCCTTTGGCAATGCAGCCATCAGCACGAGTCACACCACCCTTAGCCAACTTCTTTGTGGAAGTTGCTGGAGCTGGCGCAGTTGAGCTTGCATCGTTGTAAGCCTTTTCGGCCTTGGCGCGATCCTTTGCATCCTTGGCATCTTGGATGGCTTGGTCAATCATTTCTTTGCTCATGGCTCTCTCCTTAGCACTTGCCGCCGCGCTTCATGCCGGTGGCCTTAACCACGGATGGAGACATTGCAATTTGTTTGCCTTTGGTTTTGCCCTTTGAGGCAACGCCATCACGATTTGGAGCCGCTGTGCGAACGGCAGACATTTTGGTTGTGCCAACGCTGCCGCCTTTTTTCATGCCAGATTCAGTCATCTCATGCTTGATCATGGACTTTGGGGCGCCAGCTTTTTTCATGAAGCCAACTTCTTTTTTCATCATTGCTTTGGACTCGGCCATATCGCCACCTTTTGAAAATTTGCGGCCCTTGTCCGCAGTTGAAAAGTCTTTGCCCACGGATTGTGGGACGCCTACCTTCTTCGCAAACGCAGGGCTGTGCGCCACGGCATTCATGAAGTTGTGCTGTTTTTTACTCGTCGACGGCATCGGGTTTCTTCCGGCGGATGATCTCCGCAAACGGCTTGCCAGCAATCATTTCGGCAATGCGCATTAAGGTCCATACCGCGCCAATCAGACCGAACACAGGGGTCAACATTTGCAAAAAGGACCCAATGGCTGCAAACACAGAAAGAATGTCCAGCGTGTTCTTTACGGTGTCGTGATTTTGTATCATGTCAGCATTTCCATCGTGCAAGAGACGCGGCTTTCCGAGTAGGCTTGCCTTTTTCGTCTTTCATGGGGCCGGGCATGCCCGACATCCTTGCGCAAAACGAGTCCTTGCGCGCACCGCCTTGAGGCTGTGGAGCCTTCAGATTGCTGCCCGTTGCGGCGTTGTACTTAGCTCGCCCTTTTGCAGTCAGTCCGGCACCCTTGGCGACCGACAGCTTCTCGCCGCGACCGACCGCAAGGGAGGGGCCTTTCTTTTTGGGGGCTGCTTTAGGCATAGAACACCGTCACTTTGGCATTGGTCAGCGTCGCATATGCGCTGGTCATGCACAAAACGCCCTCAGCCGGGATGAGGACGTTAAATGGTGTCCCTGCGGCCGTGGTATTGATTGTGAACAGTGTAGTGCCACTGGCTCCGCCGTCTTTGATGACCACGCTGCCCGCCGAAGTATTCGGCTCAACGATCATACCGCGCACACGAGTGCGAGCACTCGTTACAGCACCCGAGGCGGCCAGTGAAATGGCCTTGACGTCAGTTTGCATACCCATGGTGGGCACCTATTAGCTCAGAGCTGCGCCGACGGCAGTAACCCAAGCAGTGCCGGTACTGATGACCACGCAATACTCGTTGTTGCCCGCGCCATTGTCAGAGATAACATAGGCAGTACCGGCAGCAACGCTAGCTGCGGCTGGCAGCAAAGCGGTAGTAGTGACAGGGAACAAGAAGCCCGCGTTCGACTTGACGGGGCCAGAGAATGTAGTCAAAGACATGATGATTCCTCACATGCGAGTTGAGGCGTATCTGTCTGCATGTCGTCAGCCCCGGAGGCTGTCAGATACACCGGAAAAATCCGGGAGTGGCTCGTTTATATCATGCGGGTGTGGAGGGGTCAACATAGCAGACCGATAAATCTTTGAAAACACTGCCATAAGCGGGTTTGCCGGACTTCAGTAGTCGATTAACTGTTGTAGGGGTTGCTTTGAACTCCGCTCGCAACTCACTGATGCTAGCGTACATCTTGACCAACACGCCATCCCGGTAGGTTGCTACCGCTTTGCGGACCTTTGCGCCGTGATCTGGTCGCTTCTTGCCGTACCAGTAGTTGCCTTCTCCAGACAGTGTTTTGCTGATTTGGTCGCGCTGTTCTTGGGAGATGATTCGGCCCTTGAGCTTGACCGAGCGTTTGGCCCGCGTCTCCTCTGAGATTACGCGACCTTTCCCGGCGGCAGCAATCTTCGCCTTTGCTTCTGGTGTATGGCGGTATCCGTACGTCGGGCTAAGCGATCCCGATAAGCCAAGCATTGGAGAAATTGCAGCCATGCCGATGTTGTAGCAATATGAGGCCCCTACATGTCCAGCAAGCCACCTGTCTTCAGCAACGTGTAGCTGATCGACATCTCCCACAAGCTCCACAACTGCAAAGGTGAATGCAGCCTCGCCGTATTTATTCCAAGCCGCTTGCAAGTGTCTATTGTTGTGGCGGTTGTTGCGAAGTTCTGAAAAATGCCTTGACTTCCTTCGGGTCAAATTTACAGAACTGCCAATGTAGAAATGATCGTTTCCCGAATTTGTAATTTTGTAGATTCCTTGGTTCATGATTACCCTTTAGTTGGTTAAGACACTTAAAGTGTATCACAACAAACCAAAGAAAGGGGCCGAAGCCCCTCTCATTCCCGAATTAAGCGCCGGGAGAGCCGTATACCCCGAGGGGATCACTCACACCAAAAGAATAGCGTTCACGAGCTTTGTAGCGGACGTTCCCCGTGTCAAAATCGCCGTCCATTGAATTGCTCAAAGGCGAACGCACAAAGTGCTTCAGACCGTTAGGCACGTCAGTCAACAGGAACCAAGCGTTGGTGTCAGTCAAAAAGTTGTTGACTGTGTAACCACCGGGAATGGAACCGTTGTTCTTGATGGCGTTGATGTCGTTGTCAGCAGTACCGACGCGGAGTTCAGTTTCCAACAGGCGGGTTGCAACGAATTGCAGGGCTGGAGGAACCACCAATTTCTTGGGTTTTGCTGCGATCAGCAGGCCGCGTTCGTCTGTCCAAGCGGCGATTTGAATGACAGCGTTTTCCAACGATGTTTCGTTCAAGTCGGCAGCAGTGGCAGGGCGGTTGCTGTTGGTACCACCGGACACCAGAGGGTGAGCAGTAGAGAACAACACTTGACCGTCACCATAGGTGGGGTTGCCGGAGCCTGTGAAGCCCTGGTTCAAGATCGCAGCACCTTTGACTTGCTTTGTGTAAGCCATTGCACGGGCCAAGGCCTTGGTGTAGCGGCTGGACAGGCTGTCATACAAGTTATCTTCAACAGCTTCTTCAGTGATGGAGAAGCCTTGAGCGATAGTCTCGTGGGTGTAGCGAGCAGTCCATGCTTCTTGCGCGTTGTCATAGGTGATGGCGGAGCCTTCGTTCTTGACAGGAGCGGCTTGGAAGCCAGACAGCTTGGTCTCTTCTTCAAAGCTACGTTCCGAAGTTTCGGTTTCGTAGATTTCTTTGTGTTGCTCGCCGTAGCGTGCATATTCCATACCGAACAAAGCGTTCAGACCGGGGAGCAGCTCTTTGAGCAGTTGTGCGCGTGAAATAGCCATGGTAAGTTACTCCTTAGATGCCGACGGCGTTGGTGAAGGCAGAAGCGCCGGGGTTGAGCTTGACCAGCACGTCAGGGAATGCGTCGGTCACTGGAGAAGCGAAGCCGATGATCTTGAACGCGGCGGCAGTAGTCACCACAGTGGACTCCAGAGCGCTTGTCGAGTTGCCAGTACGGGTAGAACCTGTGCTGGTGCTCTGAGCTGCGGCAAAGAAGGTGTTTGCACCCAGGGCTGCCTGAGTAACCGAACCGTCCAATTGAGCTTGGAAAGTGACGTTTGGATCAGTGATCACGTATGCAGTCACCACGCCGGTTGTGCCGGAGGGGTAGTACTGAGCGTAAATCTGCTGACCTTGTGCGTTGATGTAGGAGCAACCCACAAAAACACCCCAAGCACCCAAACTAGAACCGCCAAGGTTGTTGGTGGTCAAGTCAGCGCCAGTGGCTGTAGACAGAGCGATGTAACCATCAGCATCAACCAGAACAACTTGTCCAAAGAACAGGTTGGTCGATGTGCCGGCTGGGTTAATCAGAAACTGACTTGTAGCGCCGGCATAAGGCATGCCGTCGTTACGGTTTACGGCTTTCAGGCCGTAGGGAGAAGCAGTAGATGCCATGTTAAAACTCCAAAAAGTTAAGTACCTTTACCGAAAGTAACCTTTGTAGACCGCTCTTTGAACATCGGCATACGGGGATCACTTTCACGCATATAGCTGTTGTCCACGGATTGCATCTGCGACTCAGCTTGATTGCTGTAATACGCATTACGCTGTTCCACGAACTCAACCGGGGTTTTACAGAGCAACAGACCACCCACTTCAACGGAGTCTGGAAAGCGACCGTCTGTCGCAGAACCAAACAAACGAATCTCTGGATGCTCAGAAGCCTTGACGGGTTCCCAGCCTTCACGGAGCTTAGACGAAATGTTCAACGGGTCAGCATTGTTCAACGTGCTGATGCGAATCCAGCGGAACGCATAACCTGGCTCAGGATGTGGGTCAGGTAGAAGCTGTGGAGGCATCCATTTTGTAGGACGCTCTGCCTTTGCTCGCGTATCAAGTTCACGTTTATCACGATTCTGTTCAGCCATTTTCATTTCCTCATTTCTTCCGCAACCTTACGAGCATAGAGTTCCAATGGAACACCCAGCCGCTTGGCGAGATCGACCTGCGTTTTGGTAAGTACGACCTTGCGGGGCGCAGTACTACGTGTTGCTGGTGCGACAACATTCGATTGTTTAGACGGAGGTGGCGCATCCATCTGCTTCTTCGGCTCGAAAGAATCCGAGAAGCGGTTCCGCATGTCAGCGTCGATACGTTCGTAGTAGTCGTCGCTGCCAACTGGAATTCCTTCAGAAACCAATTCCGAATGAAGGCCAAGAGCGTAAGCCGTCATTTTTTGATTGGCTCCAAACCATGAGTTCTTTTGTTGCCACTCAGCTAGTTTGTCGTCAATTTTCGGAGCAGGTTCCTGCTGTGGTTGAGTTTTTACCTCAATTTCCCGCTCCTGTAAAGGAGCTGGAGTGTAATTATTTACTCGTTCGGCACGCATTTTTGCAGTGGTAAGTGCCTCTTGGGCATCTACCAATGCATCAGAATCACCGGATTCGTAAGCTGCTTTGTACTGACGCTTTGCCTTATCCAGCTCATTGGCTGCAACCAGCTTAGCCTGTTCAATGTAAGCGCCTTGACCTTCATGCAAAGTGCCGCGAAGTTGTTTGTTCTCTTCGATGATTGACTGAGCAATGCGAATTGCCTCATCTTTCTCTCGTTGAGCTGCTTCTTTTGCGCGTCGCTCTTCGTGATAGCCCTTGGTAAAGTGTTGAATTCGCTTTCGCACGCTCTCGTCGTACTTGGCCAACTCTTCATCACCCATGTCTTTGGGTGGCTCTTCCATTGGCTTGCGGTTGCGATCTGCAGCAGGAGTGTCGTCTACAACCTCGATGTCAACATCAGGGGTTTTGACTTCAACTTCAGGCTCGACCACTTTTCCTCCAGTGCGAGGATTTTCAGAAGCCTCATCAGGAAACTCGAATTCAGTTTTTTCAAGTGTCATGGTTTACTCCTTAGACGCGCTGGATTCCACGAGGATCTTGCACGACAGCTTCAACCGAATCATCATTGATGACACGGAATTCGCGGCCATGAATCTTCATGCGAGTACCGGTGTTTGGGCGAACCAAGATGAAGTCACCAACTTTGCAGCTTGCGCCGCTTGGAAAGCGCTTTTCGTCTTTGAATGCATCTGGACCCATCTTTGCCACGAACAGCACAGGGGACAAGAGCTCTTCAAAGTGCATTGTTTGGCTGGACTTAATCAGTCCGCCTTCGTACTCTTCGTTGGCTTCTGGGAGGATGCACAGAAGGTGGTACGTCACTGGATCGGGAACTTGCTTGGCCTTTTCCTCTTCGCTCTTATTCAGAACGCCGGTCAGGTCAACTGCCGAAACATCAAATTCACTCATCGTAGTCTTTCATTTTTTGCGCAAGGTCGTTGATTTCAGCAAGTGCGGTCAACAGACCCAGGATAACCCCGCACTTGTTCTGGTACTCAGCATAGTCTTTCGCTACGCCATCACCAAGACTCTCTACGATTCGCTGTCTACGTTCATCAATTTTTGACTTTAGCAGATCGAGAACTTGACTGTCCATTATTCACCTCTTTTTGCCACTTCAGTGCGGCTTTTTGCAATTTCGATGCCCATGCGAACACCTTCTCGCTCTTGGTCGGCTTGCAGTTTTTTCTCTGCTTGCTGAGCTTGTTGGCCAGCACGAAAACCATCTAATTGCATCTTGCTCTCAAGAGCCTGTCTCTTGAGCTCAAGCTCATCGGCTTTTGTTGATGCGTCAATTTGTAACTTCTTCTCTTTCAAGGCGAGTTCACCCTGTTTGATTTGCAAGTCCTGCTGTTGCATCTGAAGCACCGGATCTTGCGCTTGTTGTTGAGCTTGCTCTTGTAATTCCTGAGCTTGATTCTCTTGCAGTACTTGCTGTGCAGCCTGAGCCATCATGTTTGACAAAGCCAACTCAACTTCTGGTGGCAAATCTTCGCCCTCTGGTGGCAGCGCAATGCCAAGTTGCTGCTCAATGCGCTGACGGTATGCAAAGGCTGTGTGCTCTGCAATGTGAGCCATCATGGCCGCCTGCATGGCCTGCGCCTGCGGGTTTTGACCAACCATTTTCATGATGACAGGGTCTTGCATTGCAGACATGTGCACCTGAATATGAGCTTGATGATCTTGATACTGGAATGCTTTGACCGGCTTCATGTTGATGATGGCCATATTTTCAAAGACGGGGTCTTTTGGCTTTTGGTCTTCATCAAGCGGGATCAGTTTGTCGGCATTCTTGATGCCAAGAACTTCAATCATTTGACGGTGCAATTGCGGCAAATCGTAAATCTGAGGTGCAGTTTGTGACAACTGAATCACAGCCTGATACTGCATGATCCGTTGAGCCATGGTCGCGCTATTGGGATCAGACACAGGGATCACATTGACCACATCGTAATCAGATTGCTTCAGCTTGCGATCGCCGCCAATTGGATCGTAGTCATAGCTTTCCGGCGCGTTGTCTCGAATGATGTCTTTGAGGAGCTTGAATTCCTCTTTCATCGAGAAGTGCACGCGAGCTTGCACGGCCGACATGGTCTTCAGTTGACGTTCAAGAATTGCCAAAGTTGTTCCAACTGGTGCATTGGCACTCATGTCACTGAATTTCATGTCAGCAACAGAGCCGAGGCGGCGAGCCTCTTCAGTGATTTGATTCAGCAACGCCATCAGAACCTGGCTTGGCTCTTTGTATGGCAGAGGCATGATGTTGTCACGCACCGTTCCGCTGGCCACATCAACATCACGGAATTCACCGGGAGCAATCGGGGTGTCATCGCCTTTGATGCGTAGGCCGCGGGCCTTCAGACCGCCGGGCAAGTTGCTCAATGTGCCGGCGTCAACCAGCTGACGAATCAACGAAGTGCCGGCACGCGCATAACCGCCAATAATGTGAATCAAGCCCAAGCCATACACACCAAAGCCGGGAATGTAGGTGTACTGAGCAAAGTGATTGCGTTTAGTTCTTAGGTCACTGCCTTGCTTCCAATTGCGGCGAATGGCCAAAACTTTTGTGGATGCGCGGTCAATGGTGATCACGTATGGCAGTGCAATGCCGTCTGGATCTTCGTAGCCGGGAAGGTCGTAATCAACGTGCACTTCAAGCAGTTGATAGCGATCATCATCCGTCAAAGAGAAACCCTGATCTTCGGCTTTTTTCTTTTCAATGTCGCTGTGAATTGACACTGGCTCACCAAGGTCAACATCAAGATAGAAACCCGAAACCTGCAGCTTGCGAATTTCGTTCTTTGTCTTGCGCATCGTGTGCGTAACGCGCTCAGACGTCATCACATTGGATGCGCCGTAAGGAATGATCAGGTCTTCAGCCGGAATAAACATGGCCACTTGGCGACCAAGACCCGGATCAAAGTAGACCTTCTTAAATGCAGAGCCAGCCAAGCCAAGCGAGTACAGCATGCGCTCGTGCTCTGGACGATACTCGGGCATTTCATCGGTGAGCTTGTAGTTCATGTCTTCGCGGACACGCTCTGCAATTTCTTCCGTCATCTTGTTGATGGCGCCAACAATTTTTGTCTTTACCGGTCCTTGAGCCGGGAAAGTTTCAGTGATGGTTTCCGACTGAAAGCGAATGGCCGCCTCTGTCAAAACCGTAGAGTACACACCGCATGCGCCGCTCCATGGCTCGGTGCGCTCCTCGTACTTCATGCCAAGGACTTCAAGGCCCTTCACATACATCTCAACCCAATCACGGCGGGAGGTAATGTCGGCATCAATCTCTTCGATCAAATCGGTTGCAATTTTGCTTAGCTCGCCCTCATCCATCTCCTCGGCCAAGTTCATGCCGAAGTCTTCTCCTTCGCCATCGGGAACAATGGTGATTTCCATGTCGCCAGCAGTGATGGTCACGGACTCTGGATCAACAACTTCAATTTCGAGTGGAGATTCATTCTCACCCAAAGAGTCAAGACCAGTGGGGGCTGCGTACAGCGAGTTTTCGATACTCATATTGATGCCTTAATAGAAGGAGCTTTTGCGACCGATGCCTTCTGGTTCGTCGCGCTGGTCAGATTCTAGTCTCAAGAAGCCTCCTTGTCGAAACCTTGTGACGGCCATGACTGCCGTATCAACCAAGTCGTCGTGAGCCGCATTTGGAAAGGCCGCCATCTGGTCAATGACCTCGCGAGCCCACCGGGTGTCTGGCGCCCAGACTTTTCCGCCTTGGAAAATTGGGGCAATCACGTTTAGGCGAGAGATTTTGTCGTTCGATTGCTGTTTTGTTCCTCGGCTTGGTGTGTACCCGCGCACAAATATGTCGGCTTGCTGGTTTAGCTCTTGAATCAGCGATGCTCCGGCCGCTTTTGCTTCAATGATGCAGTCGTCAGGCTCCCACTCAAGGTAATGCTCGCGGGCTTTGGCCTTAAGTTCAGGAAATTCCATCCGCTTTTGGAAGGCGTCCAGCAAAATAATGTTCGCGTCGTTGGGATCTTCGTTCAAATAGAACACGCCCCACGTCGTGCAGGCCGAAAAGTCGGACCGTTCATTCTTTGTAAAAGCCGTGTCCCAAGATTGGATGATGAATTCGCACCGAGGTGGGTCTTCCTTCTCCCAAATGTTCCACCAGTCCCGCTTTACGATCGCACCCTCTTCTCCAGTGGGCTTTTGCTGGTACTGGGCGTTCCATTTGATGGGCGGCAGCTCCTCTTTTAGAGCTTCGAGCTGCTCAAGAGGCCAGAATTCAGGCCAAAGAGGATTGCCAGACGGCAAAATTGCAGGAAATTCAATGACGCGCCACTCATCAGGCTTTCCTCGCTCGGCCGCATCCTTCAAAACCCGGCCAATGAGGTCACTCTCGGACCACCGGGTGGCAATAATCACAATTGCGCCGTTAGGCTGAAGTCGCTGACGGGGGCCGGACGTGTACCACTCGTACGATTTGTCATAGACAGACGGGTCATGGGCCGCCAAAGCAGCTTCGCCTTCTGTGTGGGGATCGTCAATGATGACCAGATCAGCGCCGCGGCCGGTCATCGTACCGCCAACGCCGATCGCAAAATACTCACCCACCTCGTTTACAGCCCAGCGCCCTGCTGACTTTGAGTCCTGTCGAATATTCGTGTCGGGAAACACCTCGTGGTATTGCTCGCTCATCACCAAGTTGCGAACCTTGCGGCCAAAACCTACAGCCAGCTCGCCAGTGTTGGACGCCTGCATAACTTTCTTGCCGGGAAAATTTCCAAGGAACCAAGCCGGAAGCATATAGGAGCCAAACTCCGATTTCGTGTGCCGAGGAGGCATCGAGATGGCCAGCCGCTTGATCTTGCCGGACGCGATCTCCTCAAACGCCTTGGCCACCACCGCATGATGCCGTCCGTGAATAAACCCTGGCCACATTTTCTTAACGAAAGCCATGAACGACTTTTGACACTGCTCCCTCTCTAGCGCAGCCTTGTACTCGGCCACTTGAGACAGCAATTTCTCCTGCTCGTTTATCGGCAGACCGGCAATGATTTTTTCAATGTCCATGCGGAGCAATTTTTATATTTTTTGGACAACGCCAATAACAGCAACAAGCCCAATGGCCCATGCAAGCAACTTCAAGATGAACATCTGCACCTTGATCTTTTTGTCCACGTACGTCTCTCGTCTCATTCCAACTCCTTCAGGTTCTTGTAGTTCACCCATGCAGGTCGAATTGTCCTACCTACTCCATCAACCTTCTTTATAACACCTAGGAGCACAAGCCGGTCAACAATCTTCTTCGTGTTCGCCAACCCCATCTTCCCCCTCACATACGCAATGTCCCGTATGGTCGGCGAAAACCCATACCTCTTCCACCACTCATCAATCGCCATGAAAACTTCCTTCTGGGCCGGACTCATATCTACCTCCAAACACTCTTGCCGCGTGTAATCACTCCGCCGAATCTTCATGTCCCTGTGGATAACTTTTGTACGGCAATTTAAGCGTGGAAGTTGCCGCGTTGTTTTTGCATTCATCTTGAAGATTCAGTGAGTACTATTTGTTTCAAAGCCTCTTGACGTAGAGGCTGCCTATTTTTTAAGCAAAATATACCACCGGGGGGTGGGTTTTACTCGTTGATGGGGGGGTCTTCCTGTGTAGAAGGGGGTCGTTCGTGTGGAATAGTATGCATAGAATTAAGGGACTCCTCATCCACAGTTTGGGGGGTGGCCCCAGGGTGGGTCTCGCCCTCCACCGATTCCACCACGTCGCCAGCACCCGCCAACTCAGCGAGCAGAGAGTCAGCATCGCGATCAATCACGGTCACGTCAGTGGCTGATCCTTGAACAAGCGTTCGCAGTTGTTCGAGCACTTGGGCGCGCGCTGTTTCACTGCTTGTAATGGTGCGAACGACCTTTTGCTCAGTAAAGGCGGCCACTTCAGTGACAGTACCCAAAACCTTAGCGGCCGCGGTTATCTGGCCGGGTTTCGAGTCGGGGTCGGTTATCACGCCGACCAGTGATTGAATGACCAAGGCACGCAGGGCGGCAGGGGTTTGGTATTCCTGAGCCCGAATAGCCGCTTGCATCGCCTCGATCTCATTGGTTATCCGTTGGTCGCGCGTCAGTTGATAGGGTTCGCGCTGCAATGTATTTTTTGATTTCACGTTGTACGCCTTCCTATATGCGCTGGCTTTTGTCTCGCCCTTTGCCACTTCTAGGCAAAACTTCTTTTGCTTTCCCGTTAGTTCCTTGGAAACAGCTTTACCCAGTACGTGAGACAAGGGCACAGAGTCCAGCGCTTCGGTTAACTGGGCCCTTGTTAGCTTCTTGGGTGCGGGTGATGTATTCATGGGGGCGATTCTAGGAGAACAGCGGGAGCACTGCAACGGCTTTGCCTTAAGACACCCGCGCCCAGCCTTCACGCCACCTTCACACGGCCACCACAACCACGGCCAACCGATCAGCACCTGGACACCGAAACGGCCAAGGGAAACCGGCAGCGGGTTGTCTCCTTCCCTATGGCTTCCACTACGGCAGCACCAGAGCCGCACGGCTTCGCCGATAGCCCACGCCTATCGAATCCCAAAACGCCATAAATATTTACTCGCTCGCCACCATTGAAAACAGACAGAACCGGGCGCATAATTCCTAACAGGCAGGACGCCTACAACCAAACAGACAGGAGCAGACGACATGACCAAAGCAGAACAGCGACAGCTTGACATTGTGAAGAAGTACCGCCGGATGGGCCACCCAGAAACCGCAGCGCTCAGCTTGTCGGCACTTATCCGATCAACACGCGGAAAGAACACGACCGCACAGCTTCTCGTGGTGGCAGATGTTTTAGGCCTTACCAACCACCCCGATTTCATCATCTAACCCACCCCGCCCGGCTAACCACCTAACACACAGGAGCCCACCACATGAACACCATCAAAACCACAGCCGCCCGCCTTATCGGTTATGCCACCACCGGCCACGGGTACAAAAAAACCCATTACAGCCTGACGCGCCGCGAGGCCCTCAGCTGGGCAGCATGCTACCCAGCCGCCACCATTACCCGCGCCGGTCGATTTGTCGCCGCCACCACAAAAGGAGCCTAAACCATGACACCCATTCAAGAGATGATTGAGCAAGCCAAGCGCGAGGGGTTCACTGTGCACGCGCCCAAGACCTTGACAACATATTTTTACTTCAGCAAGGATGACAAAATCGGTTACTACCAACACGGCCGCGCCACTGGCCCGACATTTTCCACAGTGCACAAGCCCTGCAAGCATGCCGGAACCGGTTACAAGGCCGACACCATGGCCGCGGCAATCGAGCACCGCCCACACTGGGCCAGCAATGAACCAATCAACAAATACAAATCAACCGACGATTTTCTCGCCAGCCACTGGCAACCATTGACGCAGCAATAAACCACAGGAGCCCACACCATGAAACCCCAAGACATGCAAACACTCGCCCGCAACATTCTGATGATTCCACCAGCACCCACCGCAGCCGCCGACCTGGCCGCCAAGGTTGACCGACTGGGCGCAATCAATGCCGCAATGGCCGCAATGAAAAAGGAGGCCGACACGCTACGCGCCGAACTGGAGGACGCCGGACTCGCCGACATACACGGCCAACTGTACCGGGTGAACTTCGCCCAATGCGCGGGCCGCACCCTCACCGACTGGCAAAGCATCGCGGCCAAATTCAAGCCTAGCCGCCAGCTAATCGCAGCACACACCACCACGGGCGCACCATCCACCCGCATGACCGTAAAAGCCCATGCTACACACTAAGGAGCCGACACCATGAAGCCATTAACCGACATCCAGCAGACCCGCATCGTTAACAACGTGATCGCCGCATGCCGCGACATAAACAAATTGAACGAGACCGGCTACAAATTCATCATGAACTGCAACGGGTTTATCGCCCACCATGACCGCCACGGGTTTATCGCCGAATACAGCAGACCCGGCAGCCTTCAGCGCGACATTGAAGTCAACGCCAGCGCTAACCAGTGGCACAACTTCCGCAAGGGCGAACGAAACGCCGATTACTACCACAGCAAGCGCGACACCTACAACGCCATCCTGGGCCGGTTTTGCGCCGCCGAGTATTTCAACCGCCACGGGGTGATAGCATGATTCAGATCGACTACACAAACAAACCAAGCATTACCACCCTAAAGGCAGCCATTAAAAAAGCAGCCAACAAAGGCGAGGCATGGATTCAGCTTACATGGGGAGAGAATCAAATCACCATTGAGCACACACCATGGGGATGGCAGGGGTGTGGATGGATAGGCCGCAACGGAGGCCAAGACCTAGCCAACGATATGCAAAGGGGCAAATTATGAACACTGAAATTGACCCCGCAGCACTGGCCGAGATTCTCGAAGCCATGCAAAGCGCAGCCGCCCGACTTAGGGGCCAGCCCTGCGAATTTTCAAACAAACGCGCAGCCGGAGAGCTAGACCGCGCCCGCCTTGACCTGATCGAATTATTGGAGCCCACAGAATGAACACGCACACCCCAGGCCCGTGGACCGTAGGCCCACATCAAAGAATTATCAGCAGCGGATGGAGTATCCGCATAAATGATGACAGCGCTATTGCCTATGCTTTGGGCGAAAAAAACCCAGAACTCCAAGCAAATGCCCGACTAATCGCCGCAGCGCCCGACCTTCTGCAAGTATTGCAGGACGTTCTAACGATATTTGCCGAAGAATATCCAGGCTCCCCATGCTTTGAGCGAGCCCGCGCCGCAATCACCAAAGCCGGACAGGAGCCCACCGCATGAAATACCACTTCATCCAAGCCAGCAGCAACCGCAAAACCGGCCCGATACCCCAGACCTACACCAGCCGCGAATCGTGCCCGCCTTCATGCGCCCATTACCGCAGCGACTGCTATGCAGAGGACTTCTACACCCGCCTAACATGGGACAAAGTACCGGCCCGAGGCACTGACCTAGATGGCCTACTCGCGGCCATTAACCGATTGCCTAAGGGCCAACTATGGAGACACAATGTAGCGGGCGACCTACCCGGAGACGGCGAGAACGTGGACGCTTACCAGCTGGGCCAGATTGTGAAAGCCAACCGCGGCAGAAAGGGTTTCACCTACACACACAAGCACAGCCCGGACTCCATCAAATGGGCCAAGCACGCGACAAACTGGGGTTTTACTGTAAACCTTAGCGCCGACGATGTAGGCCACGCCGACCGACTCGCCGCCCACGGTCTCCCGGTGGCCGTTATCGTGCCCATAGACACGCCCAAGCACAGCCAGACGCCCGAAGGCCGCCCGGTTTTAATCTGCCCCGCACAAACAACGGAACACATGACTTGCGCATTATGCGCACTGTGCCAACGCGCCGACCGCCGCCAGATTATCGGATTCAGAGCACACGGCACACGCGCCAAGACCGCCGACAAACTGGCCCGCCGGGTAATCCCCATCGCCGCAGCTTGACAGCGCCAGCGCCAGCCCTTCGCGGAGGGTTGTCGCTGGAATTGTCCCGACAACAGGAGCCCCAACCATGAACGACCAACCAAGCCCGGCCACACGCGCCGCCGCAATATGGATTCGCGCCCAATGGCATCGCGCACAATCCCGCGATTTCCTGAACAACAGCGCCGCCAGCATGCGCCAGCACGAACGCAGCGCCGAAGCACTGGAAGCCCAAGCCGCCCAATTAACCAACGAGGAGCCCGCAGCATGAAAAACACTGAACACGCCTACACCCAAGCCGGGTACACCTACGAACGCGCCAGAACGCCCGGACAAGTGGCCGCAGCATCACAAGCCATCCGCGCCATGTTAGAGACCGAAAAGCCGCACGACCAGACCGAGGCCCGGCACCTGATCGAGCAGGGACGCAGAGAGGCAAGAGCCACCGCATGACCAACAAACCCACCCCATCGCCCCGGGGGGTTTGGCCCTTCCCGCCCGCCACTGGCCCCACGCCCTGGACGCCTGGACGGATTCGCGCCTACCAGCGCCAGCAAGAGCAGCCGCCGAAAGACGCGCCGGCCGCACCCTGGTGACTTGCAAAGATGCTACCGAACCAAAACCACCCGCTCACGCTGGCCCACATCGCTGGCGCACGAGCGACCACACACAGCGCCATGGCCGATGCCGTGAAGCTGATCCGCGCCCTTGAAAAAGATGCTGCCGAGCAAACCATTGCCGCTTGCAGATTGGCCGCCGAAATATTGATCGAAAGGAAACAAGCATGAAATACACCGGTCCAGCCAAACCCATCCCCACAGCCGTGGAAATCGTCAGCGACAAAGCCGAGCGCATTTGCTTTTTGTTGCTGGCCGCCTTCCTGGCTGTTTATTTTTACTTGGAATGACGATGCCCACCTACCGCCTGACCATCGAAAGAACCGTTCGCTTTCAGCTTGACGTAGAAGCTGCCGACCGCGCCGATGCCTTGAAAAAAATCACAACCATGGCTTTGGACTATGATGATCGAGACCTAAAGGACACCCGTGTTATTGCCATCAAAGAAATCCAGCAAGTCCCTGTTCTCCATCCATTTGATTGAGGATGAAAATGGCCGGGTGTCTGCTATTGCGGAGGCAGTTGGCACCGGACCGAACGCCATCGACATAGGCATGGAGATCATGCAGAAACTGGAACTGGCTTCGTTCGATCACCCCGATCGGCTGCTGGTTCAACCTCTGACCTTTTGTAAGAACTACCAGTAGTTGCTTGCGGAGATGCTACCGAATGCCCGTCTTGTGCGGGCTTTTTTTCGTCTATCGAATCACTTTGCCGAGGGACTGCGAGAACTTGAACAGCCCGTCACGCTGGTGCACATCGTTGGCATCCATGCCTACAGTGTCTGGCATCCAATATGGCCAGCCGATCTGCTCTGCGGTGTTCTGCCCGGTCCTGCTGGCATCACAGTCGGCCACGATGAACCCGCCCGGCAGAGTGGCTGCCACTTTCTTCATGTTGCCAGCGCTGAAACAAACGTGCAGCGTGTAGCGCCGCTTGAGTGCCTTCATCGCAGCCTTGATTGAGAGAGCCGTGGCATAGCCTTCGCACAGGATGTTCACACCCTTGTTGTCGAATACGAACGCGGCCTCACTCGTGCGCTGCCCGAACAGAAACTTTTTTGTGCCGTCCTCGCTGATGATCTGGCAACCTACCAGCCGATGGCCCACGCGCATTGGAATTGCCAACAGCAGCTCGTCTTCATGCTTCCAGATGTTTCCTTGCTCCTCCTTGAATCCTTTCTTTTCGAGGTAGGGGTGGTAGCCGATCTGGCAGTTGTGTAGGATGCCTGCGGCCTTGCGTGCAGCCTGCTCCTGCTTTTCACGAATGTCGCGGTCTGCCTGCTGGGCAATGCGCCGGATGCGGTCGCGGTCTATGACGGTGTCGCCATCGGCCTTCCAAACTTCAATTTCCGTCATGGTGGCGTGGTTTTGCAAGAAGGCGTGGGTCCCAAGATACTTCACGGCTCCGTTGCGATGCGTGGGCTTGTCTTCCGTGGGATACCTGCGCCACACGCCGATCGGTGGCTCGCGGTCAATCAGGATGCCGTGGGCGCGGCAGAAGTCAAGGAACTGCATTGCGGCTCCCTGACTCCATACAGTCAATGATTCCATTCAACAACTCAGCCACAAGCCGCTGCATGTTTGGATGATCTCTTAGCCCAGCAAGGTCGATTGAGTTGATCATCCGAACCCACGCCTGACTTTCGGCGGCTGCAACCAGTCTAGCAAAACGCTCAAGCTGTGCCTGGTACGGCTCTTGCCCCGCAACCCAAACGTCAGCTTCTTTTGCAAGCCTAATGACATCTTCTTTGTTCATGGTGCATACCCGTTTACAAGTATGTGATTTTTTGCTTCTTCCAAAGCGCCGACCAGTTCAAGTCGATTCTCGATCTTGGAGCACTTGATTTTGAACTGCCCACTCCCACGGTGAAACATTAGCACGATGACTGCATCGGGCTCCTCGTCAATTGCCTCGTTCAGTGTGACCTTTGCGGCAACTTTGTACTCATCAAACGTCAATGATTTAAGTTTACTCATGTCAGTCCTTGCCGAGTGGTGATACATGGTCTTGTGGATAAAGCCGATCAATGTCGGTCTTGTAGTTGTCGAGAGAAGTCTGGGCCTCAGCCCACCAGCGGTTGACGGCGACCCCAGGATCGCTTGCGAGCAACATGCACTCAAGGTCCATGGCTAAACGCTTGGCGTGGCCTGCAATAATCTCGTCGGGGCTTGGCTGATTGCTTTGCTTGTCAATCTCAGCGATGGCCCTCCTCAGGTAGACGGCCTGATCCAGCGCCTCTTCCAAAGCGTGCTGCAACCACTCGCGCAGCGTGAGCTGATTGTCTGCCACTGTGGTGCCGTACTTGTTGATGCCGAGTTGCTGTCTGGCTGCGATCTCTTGACAGACAAGGGCTTCGATTCCTGTGGGTGTCATGATTTCTCCGGATTAAATGCCGCATTGAAAATCCGTGCGGCGATGTCTTCTTTTTTTTCAATTGACCGAGCCAAGGCCTCATCCTGCCTGCGCTTGGCCTCTTTGAAGTCGGACAGCATTTGCTCAATCTCTTCGATGCTATACATTCCCTCATCCACCCAGAACCGTGCGGCTCCAATTCTCACTACTTCTAATGTCATTGGTTTTTCTCCTTGAGGATGCGTTCAGCAGCGTCCATGCAATCAAGCCGGTTGCCGCCAAAGTCGTTGGCCAGGATGCGCTGCTTGTCTTCGGGTGTCAGCCCAACCCATGTGCGCGGATGCTGTGTCTGACACCGTTCGCAGTCATGATTGATGCATCCCAGCTTTAGCATGTCTTGCTGCGGTTGTTCTGGATAGCCTGCTTGAAGTCTTAGAAATTGGTCTGTTGGCTCTCGCTCCATCACGACATCGTGCATGTCGATCATGGCTTGATAGACCCTCTTTGCGCGGGCTTGACTGAGGTCATACCCTGAGGCAGTGCTTCCTTGCTCTTGCATGTCAATGGATGGATCATAGGGAACCAACTTCCATCCTTGCGGTATGACGGGTTGCTCATACAAAGCAATAGCGCCTTCATCGGTTTCTGCGCAGTCAGTCCAGCCAAATGGCTCAGCTTTGAAGTAGCCGAATGGTTCTTGCCGTGCTGGCTGTGGGGTAGAGTTGAATGCCTTCACGAGCCTGCGAATCATGTGCTCTGCATCGAGCGTCCATTGAGGCAGATGGCCAACCTCAACCGGCCTGTCGTCCGCAAGAACTTTGGCCTCATCAAGCAAGCTGTCCACGGGATCTTTGTACATGGTCGCAGGATCAATCGGCTCGGCCATCAGCTTCTCGCCATCCCACCAGACTTTTGTGACTTGCATCATGATTCACTCCTTGCGCGAATAGCCGCCTCAAGCTGAACTGATCCGCCGTATTGGGCGACAAGATCAATGCACTCTTGTGCAAAACGATCTCGCTCGGCGGCAGCGCCAATCTCTTTTAGCTTGTCGCACAAGGCGTGAAACCCTACGACATTGAAGTCGCTATCCCAGCTGGCCACCTTGCACACGCTCAGGATTGAGGTTCTGATTTCGCTGTCATTCATGTTCATCTCCTTTGCGGATTGCCGCAGCGATGGCCAAGGTGCCGTATCCGATCATGCCAAGCTCTTCGACCTTCAGGGCTGCACGCTCACGCTCCTTGAATGCGCCGTTGCCCCATGCGATCGCGCACATGCGTTTGCAGTGCTCTTCGAGGTCGTTGCCAGCGGTTGGGCCTTGGCTGCCTTCGTGATACCACCATGTTTCAAAGTCGGTCATGGGTGCCTCTATTTTGTTTGGCTTATTTCTTTCAAACCCCTCCATGGCATGATTGAAGGCCGACATCATGCGGTCATAGATTTCATCTTCCGTTTCAAAGATGTATAGAGTTTCTCTTTGGATCATACAAACCCCCGCAGGTCTGGTGCTTTATATGACGCGCCTTTTCCGATTTTCGTAGTGCCTTCCACGAATACAGCTTTGCCATCTTCAAGTTTTGATTCGTTCGATGCAAGCACCTCTTGATCTGCGCCATCCTTGTCGAATCCAGCCAGGTATGCCACGCCGTTGAGCGTCACCTCGACATCGCACAAGCCGTCCAGCAGGCCAACTCGCTTTTTTGGCTCGACATACGCCAGCAACTCACCTTTTTTGAGCGCCTTGCCCAGCGCCTCGACGTCGGCAGTGATGCGCTCCACCACCTCGCGCCAGCCCGATGACTCTGGTGATGCGCCGGGTTTGTGAAAGCTCAGAGCCTCAAGCACTTCCAGAAATTCCTCGGCCATGCAACCAACCTGGACGGATAGGTTCTCTGGTGATGGTTCTTTGCCGCATGCTTCGAGCCATGCTTTGGTACGTTGGTAGTTGCTTGTCATTTTCTTCCTTTGGTTTTTAAATATTTGATGAGTTGCGCCTTTTGTGTTTTCTCAAACTTGATGTCCGGCGGCTTTGGTACATCAAGCAATCCTTTAGGCCACACGCCATAGAGGCCGTGATAGCTTGCCTTGCATCGCGCATCGGTCCAACCGTTGTACAGCTTCTTGTACTGGCACATAGACCAGAACGCCTGCTTGTCCTGCATTGAATGCTTGCCGCCCGTTGACAGCTCTTCCATCTGGCCTGGCACAGACTCGACCATGGATTTCTTTTCACGGGTGTAGCCGCAATGCAAGCAAGAGTCGGAGCCACTGGCCCAGAGGTGGCCGCACTTGGGGCATTTGGCCGCCTCCTTCTCGCCTTCCGTCTTTTCCTTCTTCGCTTTTTCCTTGCCGTCTTCCAGCTTGGTCACGCCATCGTTGTAAACCTCATCCCACTCCTCTTGGAATCGGATGTAGTTGCCAGAGTGATCCAGCCAGACGGCGAACTGCTTGCCAGAATAGCCGCGCATCACGCGCCCCATTTGCTGGACGTGAGATGAGAACGACTTGCTGAATGGCCGCGCACTCACGCCAATCATCACATCGGGAACGTCAAAGCCTTTGGTCAAAACATCGGTGGCGATCAGGCCATGGATCTCTGTGTCAGGCTTGCTGAAGTCTTCGATCACATCACGTTTGAACTGATCGTCATCCTTGTAGGAGATGCTGATGAAGTTGTAGCCCTGCTCTGCGAACTTCTTTGACAGGTCTGTGCCATGCTCCACGCCAGAGCAGAACACGATGGTCTTCTTGGGTGCGCCGAATATCTCGTGCGTCATTTTGATCCATTCGGCCACCACATCACCAGTGATCTGCATGCCGCGCTTGCTTGTCTCAGCCTGACTCCATTCGCCGGCAACCTTCTTGGCGCCAGCCATGTCAATCTCTTTGGCAATGAACACGCGCAGAGGGCACAGCACACCCTGATCGACCAACTGCTTGGTGGTGACGGTGCTGACTACGTTCTCATACACTGATGCCAAGCCCTTCGTAAATGGGGATGCGGAAAGCCCAATGACTTTGATGTCTGGGTTGTTCTTGATGAACTCAATGGTCTGCCTTCTCATGGCATGCGCCTCATCAACAATCATCAGCGTGAGACCGGGGAATGATCCGCGCTTTTCCAGCGTCTGTGCTGAGCACACTTGAATGCTCTCGTATGGCCGATACCGCCAGTGGCCCGACTGAAGCACACCATGGTCAATCTTGTACTTCTCAAGGCGTTGACTCGTCTGATCGCACAAGATGATGCGGTCCAGAATCATTGCGGCCTTGTTGCCCTTCTTCTTTGTGGCCTCCAGCAGGGCAATGGCCATCTCGGTCTTGCCGGCTCCCGTTGGGGCGTAGAGCATCTGCGACTTGTATCCCGCAGCAAAGCCTTGCCTCAAACCATCAAGGGAACCGGCTTGGTACTCTCGTAATTGCAAACTCATTTGATTCTCCAACTGCCAGCACACATGCCCTCTGGCTTGGGCGATTGATCAGCCCCGCTTAAACATCCAAGGCTCTGTTCTCATAGTCTTCAGGTGCTCGCCATCAACCACTGGCTCAAGAACGTAAGAAAAATTCACCTTGGTTGGACCCTCAAAGAAAAGAACTTTTGATCCTTTGGCAAACTTGATCGAGTGAATTTCATTGAACTTCATGCCGTACCAATCCCCCTCTTTGTAGCCAATAACATCGGTGGTGTACTTGTTTTTCTGCCGCAGCTGTGACTCATACTTTCCTGGCTCATCAAGATATATGGTGCGCGTCATTTGATAGTCATCGCCACTGCTGGAAGAAATCCATAGTGCGTTTTCTACGCTACCCTCAACCACGCACGCAGTGAAATCAAAGCGATGGCTGTGCGGTGTGATGAACTCGTGCTGCTCTCGCGTGCAATCAAACATGCGCACCTTCCCATTGCTTCCGTTGTCCATGATCATCCAGCTCGTTAGGCCGGGAACAATGTAGTTGCGCAGAGGTGAGTGGCGCATGCTTACGAGATGCTTGATAACATCCGGGTTCATGGCTGCAGTTTCTTAAGTTGACGTTGATACGACGCGCACTGTTGCTTGAGTTGCTGATTCTCTGACTGGAACGTATCGCGGCTTTGCTTCACTGCCACCAGCTCAATCTTCAGAACTCGCACCTCTTCGTGCAATGTGTTGATGATCTCGCGTGCCTCACCCTGCTCCTGCTCTGTGCCACCCATGTGGGCCAAGGCAAGGTTCATGGTCAGCTCGTCGTTCTCTTTGGTCAGATGCTCAATCAGCTCGTCGCGTGGATCAAACTCTTCTGCTTGAGGCTGCTCCTGCTTTGCAGGCTCTTTCAGCTCTGGCTCTTTTTCTTTTGCCGGGCGGCCAGGCGCTTTGGCTTTGACAGCAACCTCACCAGATGCCTTCTTGTACTTCACCTCGGATGGGCCTCCGCTATCACGCAAGCCAGACACGAACGTGGGTGACACGCCGCATCGACGACCGATCTCGCTACTGCTCCATTGGCTCCATTCAAAGTCATCCAGCAACGTCATAACTGCTTTGCGCTTGTCGGCGTAGCTACGGCGCATTCCATGCTTGGAGTTGACGCCTGTCGAATGCAAGATTGCATCACGCAATGTGCCTTGAACAACCTCACACAAGATGCTTACCTTTTCTGCGCGCTTGTGTGCGTGAGCGCGGTGATAGCCATCTGTCAGGTAGTAGCTTATGCCATCAAAATAGACAAGCACAGGGGGAAACTCTGCGCCATCCTTGAGTGCGTAAGCGTACTCGGCAACAGTCTCTTCGCTGATCTCTGTTCTCGACTGCAGGCGCTCGTCCATCACGAGTGCGCCGATGTTCATGACCTTATTCATTTGGCGCCTCGCATGGTCCAGCCCAACAGGAACCAGCGCCAGTAGGTTTGGATGTTGATGTTGTCGTAGCGGTCACCATTCCAGCCGGTGGCTCGCTTGCCTTTTGATTGAAGCATGGCCTCAAACTGTTTTCGCGCTTCTTCGTTCATTGCTTTTCCTTGTAAATTCTCAGGTGGCTTGGCACTTCGCCTTTGGCTGTGCGGCCCTTTGTTGCTGCTTTTGATTTTCGGTAAGAGTCGTCACCCGACATCAGGCTTTCCCTGGGTGTCTTCCAGCTCGTGAAGGCGTTGTTCTGACTCTTGACGATCTTTGTTTTCGGCCAATAAAGTTCCATGTTTTTTCTTTCCAAAAATTGCGTCCCATTGCTTTGCGATCTCATCTTGACTGACCACCGATGGCCTGCGACCAGATCCCTTTCCACCGTCTCCGTGCATTTGCACCTCCTATAAAAACTTGATCTTCGGTGAGCGACTCTTGATCATGTCGGTCACCTTCTTAATGTGTCCCTCATACACACTGCGTGCCACAGCCGTGCGCTGCAGTTCGTGATACTCAATGATGTCCTTGAAGGCCTGAAGGGCGAGGCCAGTAGCCCCCATTCTTCCTGTCTTCAGGTACCGATCCCTTGAATCAATCAAGTGCATCTCTGCGATGGCCTTGTATTCCATAACCTCTGGGCCAATGTCGGCGGCAGCCATAGACTCGGCAAGATTGCAGACTGCATTGATGTTGTTCCAGTCCTGCTTGTTTGCCTTGCCAGTCCTGAATGCCTCCATGCTTCCATTCTCCTTGTCGCGTAAGATTTTCAGACTCGATTCATCTGTGATGCTGGCGCCGGTGATGGCGTACTCGATGGGGTTCACGAGCGCGTAAATTTTTCTTCTGGTTTGTTTTCTCATTTGACGTATGCTACACCAAATCACACTTCTTTGCAAGATGGTGTAAAAATATATTGCAGACTGCAAAAAATTGCGATAGACTACACCTCAGCAACTTATTTTGTGGAAGTTGCCAAAAGGAGAGCACATGAATCAGAACCAATACGCAAGCGAAGAAGACACCGCAGAACTGCTGCGCGTGAGCAAACTTCCAAAACCATTGCGCCTTGCCGCCATGCTAGAAAAGACAATGCAATGGCCTTTACACGGAAAGTCTGCCGACTGCCTGCGCGAAGTGCATGAACTACTGCAGCGCTGCGAAAACGAGATGCGCTACGCAGGATGGGATAAGTTGGAGTCCGACAACGCCGAAAGAAATGCCGTATACGAACAAGTGAAAAAGCTGCTTAAGGAGAGCACATGACAAAACAAACTGAAGCAATGAAGCTGGCGTTGGAGGTAATGCGAAATCAAGGCGATGTCAGTGTGGACGAATGGATTGCGGCTGAAAAATCACTGCGAGAAGCACTGGCCAACGAAGCGATAGAGCAGCCATCACAGCCTTCTAAATTGGCTGTCACGCTGGAAGACCGTCCGATTGACATTGAGCTTGCACAATACAAGCGCATGTTTGAAGCCGCATGTTCGGCGCTCGGGCAAATTGGCGATGCACTTGGGTGCGACCCAGAAGAAGGCGGAGCAGAGCCGATCCTTGCAGCCATTGGCGCACTGAAAGCCGAGCAGCCAGCACAGCACCAATGCAAGTTTCCCATGTGTCACAACGAGGAATATCAGCAAGCCTTGGCAGGGCAGATCGAACGCGAGTTAGTTGGTGAGCAACCAGCACAGCAGGAGCCTGTGGCGAGCGAGGCATACGACATGATTGATCGCTTCTTGCGGAACAATCTCAGCAGTGATGACGACTACGCCGAGTATTCCGCTGCGCTTGATGTCATCTACAACACCCCACCCGCACAGCCAGCACCTGTGCAGGAGCCTGTAGGCACGTTGAAAATCTGGTTTTACAAGGGCCACGGAAACTACGACTTTGAGTATTGGGGCAGCTTGGGCGAAGGAGCCTACGCCGTTTACACCACCCCAACCGCAGCACCAACAACAGGAGAAACAAAATGAACGATGAAAAATTATTGCGACTTGCTTTGGAGGCGATTGAGCGAGGAGTGCGTGACGGATACTGGAATAAAGACACAGTTGATGTAAGTACGGCTATTCAAAAAAGACTTTTGCAGAACTCTCCAACCGCAGCACTTGTGCAGGAGCCTGTGGCGTGGGCGCTGTCACATTCACGGGGTCTTGAGTTCAGCAGCAAGTATCCAATGCAAAAGTATAGAGAACTGGCAGAGCAGATGGCGGGTCAATACATGGGCAAAGTGACCGTGACGCCCCTCTACACATCCCCACCAGCACAGCGCAAGCCGCTGACAAGTCAAGAAAGGGATGCTCAGCGTTGGCGCTTCTTGATGGAGAACAGTTACGACAGCGAAAGCGTCACGCAATTCCATGTGTGGGAACATTCATGGGAACCGCACTCAAAAACAGGCGAGCCAACAGAATGGAAACAGCGTGTGCGTGGCATTGCGTTGATTGACTTCATTGATCGAGCCATCGAAGCCAAACTCAAGGAAAAGAACACATGACTTGGTGGATGGTACTCATCGGCATTGCTCACACAGCCGTGTATTTGTGGGCGTTTTGGAGAAACAAATGAACATCGTAATCTACACAAAATCAAGTTGCCCCAACTGCACAACCGCAAAGCAACTGCTGAAGTCCAAGGGTCTGGAATACACCGAGTGGGAAGTCGAGACAGATGGGGAACGACAAATGTTTTCTTCCCTTTATCCCTCGGCACGCCAGCTACCCTACATCATCATCGACGGCCAGCCTGTCGGTGGACTGGCAGGACTGCAAGCGGCTTTGAAACAACTAGGAGTTTGAAATGAAAAAGAAAATCGTATTGAGCTATGACGACACGAATCACATGGTCTATGACGCAAACGACATGTATGTTGGTTGCCTTGCCACCATCAAGCCATTTGAAATGACTGAAGCAAAGCAAGGCGTGAACATTGATGACTTGGTGAAGTTGCGAAACGCTGGCTTTACCACTGAAGAAATCATTGAGTTGAAACGGAAGGATTTACTATGAAAACAGCAACCGATCTGGCCTTGGAAGCCGGATTCGAGGAGATCGCCACACACAAAGACGGCGATTCTGATTGGCTTTGTTTTACAAAGGAACTTGAGAAGTTTGCCGAGCTTGTCCGTGCTGACGAGCGAAACCGCACATGGACTCAAGACCATTGGACTGCATACGAGTGCAACATTGTGGCTCAAGAGCGTGATGCGTGTGCACGGGTGTGCGATGAATGGCCAAATGGTAGAGATGACATTTGCCTGATTGCCACCGCCATCCGGGCAAGGGGCGAGGCATGACCAAAGAGCAAGCATTGCATGCCATCAAGCTGCTGTCAGCGCTGGAGTCTTGGGCGTTCAGCATGAAAACACCGCTGCCAGATTACTTGCACGATGACCTGCACAACGCAATAGAAGGCCTGGAGCGCATCGTACTGGGCACGTTGCAAGAGAAATACATCTGCGGCACGCCATTGATGGACGCCATGATGGATAAGCCATGAACATCGCTCAAGCAGTACAGGTCATCAAAGCACTGATGAAGGGGCCAGCAAGCAGGCTGGATCTGGCGCGGCGCACCGGCGTGAACCCAAAGACAGTTGGCAATCTTCTGGCTGAACTCAAAGCCGAAAAGATGATCTACGTCATCGACTACAGCAATCAAACTGACGGCCGTAACCGGGTCAAGATTTATGCATTCGGCGAGGGCGAGGATGCCCAGCCGCGGCAGACCCAAGATCAGGTGGAGCGCAGCCGCAAAAGCTATCTTAAAAAGATGCAAGCCGCCAACGAAACCATACCAAAAACCAAATTCATAGAGAGAGTATCTTTGTGGCAATAAACATCAGCACCAAGTCATGGGCCATCAAACTTCGCGGCCGTAGCTTCTACAAGATGTCCACTGGCGGACCGGTCACACTGAGCACCAAGCAAGAAGCAATCATCTTTGCCGAAAGCATCACACGAACCACGGGCGTAATGGCTGAAGCAATCCGCGTCAAGGTGCGAATAGAGGAGGCGAAATGAAGAAGATTACCAAGCCAGACTGGGTTGGATTGCGCTCTCTGTACCTGCTGCTCGCATCAGACACGAGTGCCGCCCAGTCGCCAGAGGTAGTGCGCATCATTGAGTATTACCGCAACAAGTACGGCTCAGATGTCATGTATCCCGCCATGGAGAGACTGACCAAAGACAATGCATGGCGCGGCACATTCAGCTATCCGAATGTTGCCTTTGCTCGGCGGCTTGATTCGGCAATCAAGATCTCCAGACGCGACGGCGAGTTTCAGGAAATCTTTTACGACATCAAAAAGGACATGACATGAGTGAGAGGCTTATTGACAAGCTAAACCGACTTGGAGCGGAGGCCGGTATTCCCCTGATGACCCCGGAGATACTTTACTTTGCACTGCTGGTCCGCAAGGATGTTGTATCTCAATGGCAAGTTCAGCCAACTCAAATCCCAAGCGAAAGCGAGACAGCATGATCGACGTATACCCAACTCGCATAGAGGCTGTAGACGAGGACAAGAACGTCCTGTTCATCCTGGAGATGGAGGATTCCCACTGCTGCACGCTCCAGGTTAAAAACCCACTGGTGCTGAGCAATCACAACTTAGAGCAAGTGCTGACGGCCGTGCGCCGCGGTGTAGGCATGCTTGGACTGGAGGACTGATGCGCAAGTATCCCCCCTACACAGCCCATGAGTGGTGGCTCCAAGAGCGTGATAACCAGCTGGAGCTTGCCAAGTTCTACTACGAACGGATCGGAGATTGCCAATCAATGTGGGAGGCCTTGTTCGCATGGGCCACTCCAGATATTTGGAGAGATCCGGAATGACAACGCAGCTGATCCGATCCACGATGCGGTTTATGTCAGATGCGGGCATAGATCCAACTGAGCTTCAGTGGTTTGATGCAACCGGGATGTTCCAAGACAAAACCCACGTTGAATCAGACCCTCTACTCGAATACAGACCGCCGTTTGAAAAGTGCATGGTTGTGTTTCAGGGCAAGACTACCAGCGGAAGACCAATGGAAATGTTCATGACCGTCGCCGGAGACGACCCTGAGGATGGGATTGCTCTGTCCGTTTGGCGAGCACCAACCGGTGGTCGGCCCATAGCCAGCCCAATACTGGTCTACGCGGTAGACGGCGGCCTAGTGCGCTATGGCGCAGTGGACGAGAAAGAAAGTATCGAGGAGAAGGAGGCCCAGATGATCCTTGGCTTTGTCTCTGCTTGGTACAAGTCCATCTCACAAAGAGCCCAGAGCTACCGTCCTGTTGCGCGAGACACCTTCACCAACCGCAGGAAAATACAACAAGGCAAGCTGCCAACATACGACTGGACAACGGTCTACATTGAGCCCGTCAAGGCGCGATCGGAGGATAAAGGGGGTAACCATGCCTCACCCCGTTTGCATGACCGCAGAGGCCACCTGCGCCGCCTGCGCAACGGCTCGAACGTGTGGGTCAAGCCTTGTAAGGTGGGTGATCCCTCAAGGGGTGCTGTCTTCCATGACTACGCCATCAAATCGGAGCCCGCCTAGCGCGGGTTTTTTTACAACCAAAATTCCGTCAGCTCAAAAAAGTTTCAGCCATTGCTACGCCGGGTGACTGGGGACCCCGTATAAAGGTATCCAGTCACCGTACCCACCACAGCCGCGCATCTGTCGGCCCTGTGGCTAGCTGGCATCCATCGCTGGGTAGCCCGTCATAAACGACTGCTTCATCGGGAGGAGTGCTGTAGCCGTCACCGTTATCACTCATGCCTGCGCCAGTACCACAGTTAGTCTGGCACGCCTCCGTTGGTCGTTCGGAGACGCGTGTTCCCTTCCGCGCCACCCATGCAGGTGCTTGCTATCGTGCGGAGTACGGAAGTCGAGGAGACTGTTTAAAGATGATGTCTGGGCTTGATTCCAGATTGGCAGCCCACTGGCCGCTGCCGCCGGTTGGATGGGCGTCCCCAGGGCCAACTCCAATTTCCTGTCAGTACCTTCGCAGTGCGACCACAGGGAAATTACTCCTCGCCGCATTGAATTTTTCTGCACCGCACCTAGCGTGTCCGTCCACGCCGCATCATCTTTAAACAGTCAGCACAAATGAAAAAAGCCGTTTACGACTGCGAACTGGTTGCACCCCTCAAGGATGAGGGCAGTACGCATGCATAAACGGCTTCTGACTTGTTGTGTGCAACGACAACGGCTCCAGTATACAACACACTACAGGGTTAGTGTCAAGTGCTTTTCTGAACCCGGCCTCTTTTAAATCCATCCGGAATTTCACCCAATGAATCCCTCCACCTTTGGCTGGTTAGACCGTTTGTGATCCAGTACGTGCCATGCTGCGAGTTTGCCGCGCCACGCTGATGGCCAATCCGCGCAAATGTCTCTCTGCGTTTTTCTTGAGCCGACTCGGACTGAGCAAAACTCTGAAGCAGCTCGTAGTCTCTTCCTGCGCCGATCAGCTTGGATCGGCCTTTGCTCCTCATGTCATCCATGTTGTCTTGGTGCGTACCAAGAAAAAGGTGATCTGGGTTGCAGCACATCCGGTTGTCGCATTTGTGCAGAACATATAGACCGCCTTGTATTGGACCATTCTTGATGATCCAAGCAACCCTGTGGGCTGACGTTCTTACTTCAACACCAGACCCAATGCGCAAGTGGACGTACGGGTAGCCATGTTTTTTTGACTTGGCCAAGTGATGTATGCAGCCGTTTTCCTGCGCTTGAGTTTTCGACAGGAAATTTTGAATTTGCTTTTCAGTGAACATTGCTGACTCCTTTGCATCAAATAATACATGGAATCGAACTAATGTACAACATGGGCTGATGGCGACCGAGAATCCCCAGCCCTACGCCTTGCAAGCAGTGCGCTTAACCATCAACCATGAATCCTTGTTTTGCCCGGACGTAAGTCCCAAAGACGCATGGTTGGTGGCCCTGAAAAAATCCCCCCACGTCTGAGGTGAGGGGAAATTACCCAACAGGAGAACACATGAATGTTCAGGACGCGATTCTATACGCAAGTCTTGAGCAGGTCCAATGCCTCTTGAACACTGTTGACGATGTGCAAGTTGTCGCCGGGCCACTCGTCGTGGAACTTCTGCTCTGCGTCCGTGAGTCGCCTGGCTGATGGCGGCTTGGTGCCGTCTTTGATTTCAAGGAGCAAGGTGTAAAACCGACCTGAAAAACCTGTGCAGCCAACAAGGAGATCGAACGTGCCCTCGTCATTGATGACCTTGACGAACGCACCGCAGGCCCTCATGGCCTTGATGATGTCTTGCTCCCCGTGATCTCGCCGTGCAGCTCTTCTCATGGTTTGTCCCTATGAAAATATTTTGAAAAGATATTGTATTGGGTGTTGACGATGCTGATATAACAGGTACAATCAAGCCTCACCCACCACACAGGAGTAAACAAATGACGCCAGAAGAAAGACAAGAAAGCATCGAAGTTCTGCGAAAGTCAATTGGGCTTGCAAACAAGCACGGGCAGACACTGCTCGACGACTCTGATGGCGTTGTTGCCGTCGCCTCTACATCAGCCGCAATCATCTTTTCATCCTTCTGCTCGGCAGCCGGAATGTCGATGCATGAAGCCGTTGACTTGTTCATGTCTGTGCATAAGCAAACAGCCATCATGGTCAAGGAGCGCCAGCAATGAAACTTACAAATGAATTTGGCATGCCCGAAACAATCATGAACGTGATTGCACGCCCGGAATACAGCAAAGGAAAAGCCAACATGTCGGTGACGGAGCTGCTCAACAGCCCGCGTATCGTGCAACTCAAGCGCAAGCATTGGGATGAATTGACCGAGGATGCATCATCAATGGTGTGGAGCATCTTTGGTACTGCTATTCACAATGTTCTTGAGCACGGCAAAGGCGACAACCACATCGTTGAAGAGCGCATCCACATCGTGCTGGACAACATGCACATCAGTGGCGCGATCGACCTGCAGGAGATCGAAGAGGACGGCATCATTGTGTCGGACTACAAGACCACCTCAGCATGGAGTGTACTTAATGAAAAGCAAGACTGGCACAACCAGCTCAACAGCTACGCGTACCTTGTCGAAGCGGCCAAAAAGATCCCCGTGAAGAAGCTGCAGATCGTGGCCATCGTGCGCGACTGGAGCCGCCGTGAAGCAGCTACACGCGAAGGCTACCCCAAGGCACCTATCGTGGTGATTGACATCCCTCTGTGGTCGTTTGCTGATCGTGAGGCCTACGTGCGCAGCCGCATCTCTTTGCATGGCGACGCATTCTTTGAGATGGAAACCGACGGCGAGATGCCCGAGTGCACACCAGAGGAAACCTGGGAGAAGCCGACAACGTACGCACTCAAGAAGGATGGCAACGTCAGAGCAAAGAGCGTCCACGAAGCACGCGAAGCAGCAGAGACAGCCCTGGCTGCCGCAACAGAAAAAGCCAAGAAGGGCGAAAAGTTTCTGATTGAAGTTCGTGAGGGCGGCCGCACTCGCTGTGAATCATTCTGCCAAGTGGCTCCTTACTGCAAGCAGCATCAGGACTACATGGCGTCAAAGGAAAAAGCATGAAACAAGTCATTCAAGATGAAGGCTCACGCCCCATCAAAATCTGGACAGACGATGTTGAGGCCTCGGCTCTGACACAACTCAAGAACCTGTCGCGCTTGCCATTCATTGCCTCCAATGGCGTGGCCTGCATGCCTGACGTTCACGCTGGCATCGGCTCAACCGTGGGCACTGTGATCGCCACAGAGAAGGCCGTGATACCCGCCGCCGTTGGCGTGGACATTGGCTGCGGCATGAATGCTGTGCGCCTATCCCTAAAGGCCAGCGATCTACCTGACAACCTCAAGCCTTTGCGCGATGAGATTGAGCGCCGCGTGCCTCTGGGTGCTGGTGGCGCACACGATCACAGCACGGACATTGGCGAGTTCACTCCGATGATGGGCAAGACAATCATTGACCCTATATTCAAAGGCCGCACTGCGCAGTTCTACGCCAAGGCTGCATCACAGATCGGTTCACTGGGTTCGGGTAACCACTTCATTGAAATCTGCATCGACGAGAACCAGGACGTGTGGATCATGCTGCACTCGGGTTCCCGTGGCATTGGAAACATGATCGGCACATACTACATCGCCAAGGCCAAGCGCCAGATGGAGCAATTCTTCATCACGCTGCCTGACGACAACCTCGCATACTTCCCTGAAGACACGGAGGACTTCGACGACTACATGTACGCAGTGGGCTGGGCGCAGAACTATGCGCTTGAGAACCGTCGCCGCATGATGATCCAAGTCATTGAAGCTATGCGCGGCATGATGCCTGAGTTCACCATCACACAGGAAGCAATCAACTGCCATCACAACTATGTCGAAAAAGAAAACCACTTCGGACGCAATATGTGGGTCACCCGCAAAGGTGCAATTCGGGCACGCGATGGCGATCTTGGCATCATCCCCGGAAGTATGGGCCAGCGCAGTTACATCGTGCGAGGAAAAGGTGACCTTCAATCCTACTGTTCCTGTTCACACGGAGCAGGTCGAGTCATGTCCCGCGCTGAAGCTAAGCGACGATTCAGCCTGACTGATCTGATCGCCCAGACTGAAGGCGTGGAGTGCCGCAAAGACGAAGGCGTGATCGACGAAATCCCAGCCAGTTACAAGGACATCGACCAAGTAATGGCAAACCAAACTGACCTCGTAGAGGTAGTACACACCCTGAAGCAGGTCCTCTGCGTCAAGGGAAATTAACCAACCAAGGAGAAATCATGAGCGAAGAGCAACGTGAATTAAGTTATGGAGAGAAAGCCTGCGGCGTCTCTTTTAATCCCGATGGCAGCATGGAGGTTGCCGTAATTAAGCAGCTTTATGCGGGTCTTGTCGATGCGTTACACAAACGCCGAGCAGAGGCAACCGACAACGAGGTGAAGCGAATGCTGTCCCTCGCTATCACCGACACACAGACCGCACAGATGTGGGCTGTCAAAGCAATCACCTGGAAATTTTAAGGAGTAACACCATGACAACAACAACTCGTATCTATCTCGTCACCACCGCAGCCGGAACAGCCCGTCTGGTGAAGGCAGCAGTCCCATCGCAAGCCATCACACATGTGGCCAAGCAAGTCTACTCAGC